AAATACAGGAAACAGCAAAAAGGGGGAGGGGAGGGGGATAATATAGAGTGATACAACAGATCACCCCCACCCATACAAAAGAGGTGACAATATATATAGATAAAACATCAATAAAAGGCGATAGAGACACGATTTGAAGGGAGGGGAATATAATATACTCGAAGGATTACAATGTCGTTACAATCGATATATGAACGAATTTGCCACGCAATGACGTTGCGCACCCCTCCGCACACCACCATACTATAACTATTAGTTATAGACTAAGTGGAATAGGTATAACTAAAAGTTATAGCATGATAGATGAACTGGGATGGGGGGGGTTGGGAATGTATGGTATTATAAACGTAAAGCGGGAGGAGGGGGATGTGATTATCCCCTCCCCACCCCAAATAACATTGTATTAATCTCACGGGGATGGGGTATACTATATATATAAGGTATAACCCCACCCCCACCCATCAATTACACCTGTATATATAAGGTATGAATTTCTTTTTGTTGGGGTGGGGGTATGAATTCTAGTTATACCATATATATAAGGTATGAAATTTAGTTATCGTGGAACATGATACAAATTTTGATATGTTCCACGTGGAACGTTGTTAAAATTAGTTTAACACACCCCCACCATGATAATAGTATAACCAGTTTACCGGGTTGGTGGGGGTTCAAACGAAAAGGCAAAAACTTTTGACCCCACCCGATCAATGTGAATCAAGTTACAGGGGTGGGGGAGGTTTCTGATTTCATGGATGACGTGTTGAGGTGGGGGTATAATGCTCAATAGCTATTATAGTTGTAATTTTTGATACCCCACCCCTCCCCATTCTTATGTCTATATAATACCCCCTCCCCTATCTATATATACCTGTTTTGTGGGGGTAGGTTATCGTGGAACGTGTATCAAAAAATATATATGTTCCACGTGGAACGTTTTGTTAAAAAGCATGATGTTCCACGCCATTTTACTTGGTGCAGGTAGGGGGTCTCGCTGTTTATAGACCCCATCCCGCTCGAAAAAAAAGGGGTGTAAATTGAAAAATTGAATAGACGTGGGGGGGGGTACTGGGGTTATATTATATATAGTATAATATATTATATTATATACGTGCGAGAAAAACAAATTTTTGACTATAAATAATGTTAACAGGTTTGGTGGTGGGGGTAAATAGGAACCCCCTCCTTCCCTTGTCGAATTGGTTGCTTTATCTTGTTAACTATGGTTGGGTTGGAGGGGGTGGTTTTAAATATAGATTGATAAAATGCTATTCTCGTGCTATTAATTTTCTGGGTACTTTTCGTGTTACTAGTAACCAGTCATCAACCAAACGGTCATCAATATGTGCTATGTCTTTAATATTCTCTTTAGTTATTCTAGGGGGAGTATCTCCCTCCCACCCGAGGTATTCCATGTCACCGGCAGATAGCTTGTAATCTCCCAGTGCTTTCTTGACTAGCGAGACTGTATCGTCACATCCTTCTTCCATGATGTAGGCGTTATTGCTAGTTAACGAGGGTACCATGAAGTGAGGCACGGGTTCACCGTTAATATCCTTGATGTTGAAGAACACGAACAGAACGTCGAGGGTGGGTTCTTGCTCCCCTCCCTTCATCGCCATGTCTTCTCTCTCATCCTTCTTCAACAGTTCATTATATTTCAAAACAACCTCTATATTGATGATATTTTTACATTTATTGAAATCACCTATCATTCTCGTGTCCTCGGTTATTCCCACCTGACTCAAGTATCCCCTCCCAACGAAATCGTTATCTCTCAACTTTTCAAGGTACAGTTTTATCGCTTCCGACGGGGTGTCAGCTTGAGCGCCTAACCCTATCTTCTCGTCGAACACGTCCCACGTTCCCTCTTGCAGTTGTCTCATGTAAATCCACATCATTATATCATCAATCTCGTACCTTGGCATTTTAATACCACCCGGGGTGAGGTCCATGAAACCGTGTTCTCCCCTGAACCTTAACGCCAGCCCGTCGTGAACGTCCGTGTATTCCACGGTGCCGGTTATACCGTCCATCTCCACCTTCATCCCTGTATAGTCTTTATCTTCACTCGCTGGCTTGATCTTGTAACCGGCATGCACGCCTATTAAATCCTTCACCTCCACATCCGCCCGTGACAGGGATGCCGGGAACTTTATAACATCTGGAATGGGGAGTGGGGTGTAAGGTTCTATTTTCCCAAGTTGTAACTCGTTACTTTTCAAGTATTTATCAACAACTTTCTTGTCATGTTGTAATTCAACATCCTTCAAGAAATCGTTCACCGGGAACACCTTGCTCGTGTTATAGCTCTCTATCTCCCTTCTTATCTCCCCCACCTCTCTCATCAGCTTGTTATACTTGTACAGTTTCCCCGCTAACGGATTGCTACTTGTCGTTTCTATCTCCCAGTTATCCTCCCCGTCCATCATGTCAAGCAGTTCTTCCAGTCCCGTTATGAACTTGTCACCGTTATCGTCTTGTACCAGTACAGTCTTGATACTTCCGCTATCGTATACTTTCGCTTTCATATCTATCAATTTTAAACGTGTAGCGTTAGAACACACTCGTTATCCATCGTGGAGGGGGTCGTTTTATTATCGTAGAACGTGACTAATTGTTTCACGTCGTTCAGTTTTTCCAGTTGAGTGAATAAATCTTGAATCACCACGCTTAACTCGCTTCCCTCTATCACTCCCCCGGGAATGACTATCAAGTAAAATATCGATTCACTGAAAGTTTTAACACTCTTGAACTTGTACACCGGAACTTTCACGGCGTCCGCTTTACCTTCTTTAAAATAATCACCGTTGTACATTAACAGGGATAGCTTGTCTTTTCTCCAGCACGAGAAGAGAAACCCGTCATCATTTTTTAAAGTTACCAGTGACAACTCGTAGTCTACCGGGTAATCGATCCCTGTTACCCATGAAACTGGAACGACGGATATTGTCATGTAGTCGTAATCATCACTGTTACAATTAGCCAGCACGGTCCCTTCCTTGTCGAAGAAGTAGTACATCTTCCTCGAATCGCTGTAAGTCATGTAATCGCATTTCAGGTAGTACCGGAGCATCCATTTACTAGTTTTCACGAGCAACGTTATATCCACCGCCTCGTTCATCCTAGCCATGACGTCAGGGGAAGGGGATGTTACCATTTTCTTGTAAAAATACGTGAAATTACCGTCAACGTCATACCATAACTCTCTATCTATGGTCAATTTACTTTCACTTGAAGTAACGACCTCGTCATGGACGCTCTTCCCGTTGATAAAGTTAACCGGTAAAATAGTTTCCGGTTCCTCCCCCACCATCTCCTTGATGTCTTCCAGTATATCAATGTTCTCTTTCAGGTTGATGATGTAATCTTTAATCTTCCCCGCCACCACGTTATCTCCTTCCACCTCTATCTCCTTTCCTGAATTTATCATGTAAAGGAGGGGGATGACGGACGTTACCATCTTGTTACCATCTTCATCTTGTAATAGCACCACGTGAATGCCGTTGTCAATTTCAATAGTCGCTTTTATCATTGCCTTGAATATTAAATAGTTAGTAATACTTTTCCTCTTTCCTGCTTATAATATCGTCCCCCACCTTAACATGCGTGATGGAGGGTACTTCCTCGAAATCCTTCCCGTTACCGGAGAACTGTATCCCTTTTTCTTGTATGGATACTTCCACGACTGACTTGTTATACTCGTCAAGGTGACTTTTAGGGATGATGACGTAATTATCAGTCGTGTACGCCACTGGTGATTTCATCTCTCGAACGCTCTTCTTTATCATCTCGATGTCCTCTCTCGTCTTGTCCGCCACTCCCCTGTTCCTTAGCGCGTCAACCGAGATGAACACGACCAGAAAGAACGTGCAAACCGATATGGATAGTATCAAGTAAGTGATCATGCCTCCCCCTCCTTCTCTTTTTTATCGAGTTCGATTTCCGCCTTTAACCTTGCCACGTTATCTATCACCTCCTTGTTAAACCTCTTCACGGCCCCCGCCCAGTTCACGTAAAACCTCATGCCTCGCCTCTCGCTCTTGGGTATCACTTTCATCCAGTCCTCCCCCATGTCCCCTGAATACGTGGGCATCTTCTCTAGCAACATGCAGTATCTCAGGTACCTGCTGTATATTCCCCTGCACTTCACCGTTAGCTCGTACGTCTTTTTCTTGTGCTTCGTGCCACCCCCTCCGTCGAAATCGGTCATCAACCCTTCCTCCTTGAACTTTTTCACCATCTTTTTTGACCCGTCCCTGCCGTACATGAACGGTATTTCCCTGAAGTCGTCTATCGACACCACCCTGTCAAGGCTGGCTAGGTAATACACGATGGCAAGCTTCTTGTCATCCATCTTGTACTGTCTTCTCATGCACTCGTCTATCAAGTACTTGTGCTTGCCGAACGTGCATCCTATCATCGTTCCTTGCAACACCGGACCAAGCTTTCTCTTCCACACGTACTTGTACATCTTGCCGTTATCCTGCATCCTGTAATGGTGACGTGGGGCCATCCAGTCAAATTCACTGTAATGTTGCCACACTGTCGGTCTTCCTAGTCTTTTCACCATATATAATTCTATTTTAAATAGTTAAGTAATTGACTATCGGTTTTAGATTCCACTAGATCGTGATACCTCTTGAATATCGCGTCAAGGTTCCAGTCATCGTACTTTGACAGTATCTGCCTGAGGTACAAGTGAGCTAGGGGGAGGGTGTTTCTGGACGCTAGGTTCCTTAGAACTAGCCTCAGCCGGTGACCGTCCGTGAACTGTCTGGCGAAATATTGCTTCGCTTCATCGTCACCCTTCATCTCCACGTTGTTGTCTATCATGTATTCCTCTATCTCCTTCTTCACCACCCACAACACTAGGACGACGCTACCGCTCACCTTCTCGTCCTTCAGCATGCCACCGAGGAACACGTCATCACTCTTTTTCATCAAGCTCGACAACTTCCTTATGTTGATGTCGTCGATTCTCTCCGCGTCAGTTGCCTCCCTTACATCCTGCATGGACATCAGGAGCGCCATTTCTTCTATTTCAATTCCCATGTCGATAAAATTTAATATTTAACGGAACAAATATATATAAAATACTTGTAAACGTCAAAGTTTTTCCCTATTTTTGTCGAAACAAAAAATCTATTAGATATGAATAAAGAATTTAAAGTTAAAGACATCTTCCAGCCACAACAAGTGAGCGAGAAATTGAGAAAGCAAGAGGTATTATTCACGTGGAACGACGGGCGTTGGGATCATGACGTCGTGATCCAGTTCCTGAACGACCGTATCGACTCCCTCGTGCAATTAAATATAGGTGACACCGTGGAGGTGGGATTCGACGTTGAATCGAGACGGTGGGAGAAGGACGGTGTCGTTCGTTACTTCACGTCATGCACCGGTTGGAACGTGAAGATCGTTGGCAAGAACCCCGCCTTCCTTCAAGATCAGGGGCAGTTCGCTCAAGCTAGACAGGAGTTCAGCCAGCAACCGTCAACCACCCAACCCCAGTCCCAGCCGGTTCAACAGCAACAAGGAGGTATAGATAATTTCCCCCAACAAGAAGATGACGGGGACCTCCCCTTTTGATAACTAATTGATAATCAATAACTTCATTGTTTGTTTTCGTACTTTTTGATTTATTTCTTTTTAGACATGTAGATTTCCCCTCCCCATCAACGGGGTGGGGTTTTCTATTGTCATTATAATTTCATATATTTGACGTACAATTAAATACACGCGTTATGGCATTAAAAAACTTAGAATTCAACGAGACCGGGGACAAGAAGTTCAAGGTTTCATTTTCAACTAGCGGGAAGATTAACGTTTTCCTTGACAGGGTGGATAACTCTGACGTGATGATCTACTTGTACCCGAAGGGATTTGACCCGGTTCTTTACAAGGTGATCAAGCCGGAGAAAACTGACGTGTTAATAGACATGGAAATACCGGGGGATGGCGAGATTACAGTAGACATCATTTCTAACAGCGAGGTGATCAACGCTTGTTACGTGACGAGCGCCGAGACGTTCGTTTACTCCGTTCCAGCCTCCTCCGTTGTTTTCGATGACGGTGATAACTTTCAAGCGAAACTTGAATCGGGAGAGTTGAAGGGAGATAAAGGAGACAAGGGTGACAAAGGCGTGCCAGGTGTTCAAGGAGTAAAAGGCGATACTGGTGCTACCGGTCCTCAAGGACCTGCCGGTACTAACGGCACGAACGGTGCTGACGGTAAATCCGTGACGGCCATCAGCTTGACCACTGACGCTGACGGGAAAGTGACCGGTGGTACTTGCACGTTGTCAGACAGTTCATCTATCGCCATCACGGTTACTACCACCCCCGCCTCCTGACGTTCTTTTCTGTTTAAGCCTTTTCTTTACATATTGAAGCCGTGGGGATACCCTCACGGTTTCTATTTCATCGAAAGTGTCGTAATACATCTTCATGGCTTTCTCGGCCTGTTCCTTGTATTCCCTGTTGGTGGTGCTAGTGTAAATATCGTAATTTTCCATGGGTGTTAAAAAAAGAGGGTGTGGTGTCCTGTGTTTTCCCCACCCTCGAACAACTATTGTTAACAATGAAAACCTTGAAATTCCCCCTCCAATGCCCGTGGCACGAGGGGGACAATTCACTTACTATAATTCAAAGCAAAGACATGCAAATATATCATTTTATCTTCAATTCTTCTATCTTCTCGACTATTTTCCTGTATATAAATTCCAACAAGTAAGCGTAAGCCTCCTCCGATTCCTTGACGAGTGACATTCCCCTGCTCCTGAGTAGAATGCTAGTAGCGTGGAATACCTCGTGAGCCAGTATTCCTTTATATTCATGAGTGGTGGGGGAGTGAATTAATCTAATGAACAAGGCGTTATTACTTAACAAACAGGTAGTACCTTGCGATCCGGTATTGCAAGAAGACTTGACAAACTCGATGTCATCCTCGCTGACGTTCTTGTTATCTAGCCATTTTATCGCCCCCTCAATATCTCCCACCACCACGAGCAGATCGGTGGAGTACAGTTCTATCTCGACGATGAAGTAATTTATCTTTTCTTTTTTTCATTCTATTTCTATCGTTCCAAGAATATATTTTTAATTATCCATTTCCTAGCCCCCCTCACCCACTCGTGGTCCTCTATAACGAGTAGCTTGTCCGACATCGGGTAAACGTCTATCTCCCCCCACCTCTCGTCAAAGAACTTGAACATGGTGGAACGATTGAACGACCTCACCCTGTAAGCGTCGAGGGCGGGGAGTATCTCTCTTTTGAACCTCACCATCCTTTTCAGCCTCGCTGCCTTGCTATCTTGCTTGACCTTCTCCATCTTGAACACCGTTTCTATTCTTTGTCTATCCATTTCGTGTAAGGACATACCTCCGACTTTTTCTTCCCCATGCTAGCTAACACTCACCGCTTTCTTGATAGGGCATCACCTTTAATATATTTACTATATATTAGTAGGTTATTAGTAATATATATGTTACTAATATACTACAATTAGATGAACTTTACAAGTGATATACATGAAGCATCTAGTGTAGTAGATGGGAGGAGACCTCCGCCGTGAGCATTAAATAACAAGAAGAATACTTAAGGGTGGGCAGGAACGTTATCGTTCGAGTGACTCCCACTCCCTCTCCATGAAAGCTTCCTATCTCCCCTCTATAACCTATGTTATAGATTCTTTGTTAGGAGCGATTCGGCCCGTTGGTGGTCCATGACCTCCACCTTTTACCTTTCGGCATGGGTTACTCGTCGTCAAGTCGTACAGACGTAGCGAGATTTCTTTGAACCTTATTCATGAACAGTTTATATTCCAGACACTCTAGTCTTGGTGAGCGTTTTCGGGTGTCAACCGGGGCGACAGGTCGCTCTGTCTTCAACTGCCGCTATATACCTCTTGTCGGGGGAATCTCTATAAAAAGAGAAATCCTTGACCGGACTAGTGTTGATTGGAGATCGAAAAGTCAAGGATAAGCTCTTAAATATCTATAAAAGGCACTTACATTTTCATGTATTTACGCTTCACCGGAACGCTACTTTTTAGGTCAATCTCTTGACGGTCATCCATAGTTGGAACCTCCACGTACAAGTCCCGTGTGCCACAGGTTAATTTTTTTTTATCTAATAAATTCGTAGAACGCAAAAATTTAATGTTGCTTGTCATAGTTTCCGATCTCCTAATCTGTCCACTACTGCATAGCAAGACAAATATACGGTGAAGTTTCGAGAAAACAAAGCGTGAAGGCAAAAAAAATCACGTGGACGAGGAATTTAGTAGAAGAATACGTTTGTCGTGCGGATTAGGACGAATGTCCATGCGGTGTTAAATATTTGTTCTTGGAGCTAGTCCACGTGATGATACAAAGGTGAATATTTTATTCGTGGTTTCAAAATATTTTTCATATATTTGTCTCTGTATAAATACAATCACCATGAAAAGCAAAAAACGCAAAGGATGTGGCGGTAAGCCTAAAAAGTAGTTTGACATGAGCGAAGAGAAGAAAGAGATACTGTTCGGGGCAAACGCTAGAGAGGTCCCGAACTCCATAAAGTTCCCCACGGGGATGAAAGAGAACCCCACCCCGTCACTGGCTGATTTCTTGATGACGCAGAGGGCCGATAACCTAGGTGGTGACCCGGAAACTATAACCCTTGAGGCTCTAGGTAAATTGCTTGGAGTGGGGGAGGGGAGCGGGAACCCGTCCACCGATCCTATCTTCAACACCGTCACGATCTCGAAGTGGTTGAAGGTTGGTGAATCGATCACCATTAACGACCTTATATTCAGGATTTTCAGGGACGGTTTAAAGACTTACATACGTGCCGAGGACCTCAAGAACCCGGAGGCGGAGATATGGATTGACCTGTTCGCCGGGGCGTTCACTAGGCTTATCGCCACGCATTACGACACCCCCGGGTGGCAACAGGGTATCGCCGGCGGCTCGTTATGGAACGACGAGACCGGTAACTCTCACCTAGAGGTGGATTACGCTTACATTCGCAAGAAGGCCACGTTCGTTAACCTAGTTATACAACAGTTAACGAGTCAGGCCGGCCAGGTGATCATCACCCCCACCAACATGAAGATAGGCAGGGTGGAGGAGCTTGATCAAGGTTACAAGTGTTACGCCGAGGACGGTGACTTGAATAATTTCATCGTTTACGACCAAGCCAGATGCCAGAAGTTCACGCTAGAACACCAGAAGTACTACTGGCGTCTCGTCATAGCCGTGGGAGCTGATTACTGTATCCTGTCCAAGACCGATCAGGACGGCAACGGTGACGTCCCGGAGGCGGGAGACGAGATCGTGTTGTTCGGGCATAGGGACGACAAGAACAAGCCTAGGCAATCCGCCATCATGCTTGACGCCGCTTCCGATCAGGCTCCAGCAATTTCCATATACATGGGCATTAACTCTTACGACCTTACCGGTAAACGGGTGGGTGTCTTCGGTAGAGACCCGCTAGACGCCGCCGCGGCTGGAATATTCGTCCAGAACGGTCGTTTCGAGAACATCATGATAGGTCCCGGTTGTACCGGTCTTGACAATTTCGCCGAGTACGACAAGTTAATTAACGACGTGAACAAGGCGGTGTCAAAGAGCGTGGACATCATGCCCGACCCCTCCCCCGCCTTCATAACCGACAAGGAAGGCAACACCACCCCCGCCGAGATCACTATACGGGTGTCGGAAAACAACTTCAACTCCGACCTAGGTGGTTACAGGAGATGGTATTACCTTTCAGGTGACGGTTTCAAGGAGATAGAGGGAGAGAGCCAGAAGACGCTGGTCATCACGCCTGCCAGCGAGTGGTGGGCTGGCAAGAACACGTTATCCGTCATGTACGAGGTGGAACTGGACGGGGAGAGGTACTCGGACGTGTCCTCTCTCATCAAGGTTTCCGACGGTATCAACGGAGCCGGCGGTTACATAGCCGTTCTGGACAACCCTTACGTGGGTATAGCTTCAGATTACAACGGCAAGATCAAGGACGGTCAGCTCGGCGAGAACGGTCGTGCCAAAACTGGTGTCGTGGCTTACGCCGGTACCACGTTGCTATCCCCCAACCCTAACCCGGGAAAGGGACAGTACAAGCTATCCATAAAGAAGGTATCCGGTTGTACCGCCGCCATCACCCAAGCGGGAGGGGAGATGTACTTGCTTGACATGTTCCAAGACATGGCATCCGTCACCCTCACCGTTAACTTCGAGGGGTCAAGTATCACGATGGACCTAACGTTCAATTGTAGCAAGACTTTCGACGGTGCTTTAAGCTCCGAGGAGATAAAAGGTGAACCGGGCGAGGCCGCTTACTCTCTGGACCTAGATAACGACGTCTGCATAGTTTCCACGCAACCGGACGGTAGCGGTGGTTACTGGGGCGATAACGCCAAGTCCACGGCAATGGTAACGAAGGGGGGAAAGGACATAAGCTCCAAGTACAACTTCGCCACCGAGGCAACCCCCTCCACGATAGATTACCTAGCGACCAACAACGGCAAGACCGTTCAAGTGAAAGGCATGGAAGAGGATGACGGTTTCATCCTGTTCACCTGCATGCCGAAGAACACGATGGACCCGGAAACGATAAACGCCCCCACCTTGCAAAAGAGGTTTAATATCTCGAAGAACAAGCAGGGAGAGCAGGGACAGCGTGGACCCGGTGGTTACGTGTGGATCGTTTACGCCGATGACGAGGCGGGGACGGGAATATCGCTCACCCCCGAGGGAAAGAAATACATAGGGCTGGCGCACGACAAGGAAACGCCGAACCCGCCGTTACCGCTTAACCCGGCAGATTACAAGTTCTCCCTGTTGACCGGGGAGGGAGTCCCGGGACCCCCGGGAAGTGACCGTTTCATATGGATCAAGTTCTCCACCACCCACCCGATCACTGATCTTTCACAAGTCACGAACGACGGGTCGGCTGAAGGGCTTAGGTACATAGGCTTCTCTTACAATCAGGTTAACCAGAAAGAAGACACGTTCCCGCCGGGGGAGGAGCAAACGATTGACGTGGCTTACTACAACCGGGAGTACGAGTGGTCGGAGTACAAGGGGAAAGACGGGATCGGGTTGCAGGTGCAATACTCGAAGGACGGAAAATCCAACTGGCACTACCCGTTCAGGGTGGATGACGTGTTCATGAGACAGAAGATGGATGACGGCGTTACTTGGTCAGACCCCATGAGAATCGTGGGGGAGGCGGGTCAGGACGGCACTTACGTCGAGTACCAGTTCGCCAAGAACACGTCGATCGAGAACCCTCCCGTTACCGGCTGGCAGGACGGACCCCCAACCACTAGCGGGAACGAGTTCCTGTGGATGAGGAAGGGTACCGTTGAACCCCCCGCCACGGAGGTACCGGAAGACGGTTGGAGTACCCCGGTAGTGATCACGGGTCCATCTGGAGCCTCTTACTGGATCGTCCCGGACACTAGGTTTATCAACATGTTGAACGGGTCTCCTAACCCCCCTAGAGTGCGTTTCACGGCAAAACGAGGTTCTGTTGCCGACGGTGTTACCGGGTGGTCTCTGGGGTACTGGAGAACCGCTTATTCTAAAGATAATCAAAAGACTTGGACCACGATAAAGTCGTGGACTTCACAAGTTCCTTACATAGACGTTGACATCGACCCGTCTTGGACGAATCTTAGAGCGGAGCTTTACTTCGATCAAGGTTTCGTTAACATATGCGACAGCGAGGTCGTGTTAATACAGGACGTTTCCGGGATACCGGGAGAGTCTAACTACGTCATAGACCTTGATAACGAGGTCGGATCAACTAACACCAAGGCTGACGGTAGCGGTGGTTACTACGGTAACAACATGCTAACGAGGTTGCGGGTGTTCTACGGTACAGAGAACGTCACGAATCAGGCCACCGTCACGGTGTCGGCAGATTCAGGTATAAAATACACCAGAACGAATAACGCCGAGTACGTTCAGGTTCAGGTGACAGATTTTACCGGTTCTAACATGACCGGTTCCGTCATATTCAACGTGTCAAGTCAAGGTGGAGCTTTCCCCCCTATCCAGAAGATATTCAAGGTCAACAGGATTCCTCAAGGTGAACGTGGACCGGAGGGTGATTCCATATCGGTTCAATTCTCCGTTAACGGGACGTCCGGGTGGCATTACCCGTTCGTGGAGGGAGACATCTACATGAGACAGAAGGTGGGTAGTGACGCTTGGTCTGACGCCATTCGTGTCGTTGGAGAGCAAGGGCAGCCCGGCAAGGACGGGGAATCCGGTGGTTACACCGAGTTCCAGTTCTCTATCGGCAAATCTAGGACTAGCCATTCGGATATAGCGGAAAGCTCGTGGACTGACGGCCCGCAAAGCACTACGGTAGAGAAGCCTTTCGCTTGGATGCGTAGCAGGACCGTTGACAAGTTCGGCTCGGTGTCCGGGTGGACTTACGGGTCTTACGGCGCCCCCGGTAACGACGGTGCTGACGGTTTGCCCGGAACGGCTTACTGGCTATCCACCGATTGTTCTAGCGTGTCGATAAAGACCGACAAGGATAAACCTAACGAGAACCCGGCTAACCCGAGAACGGTCACGGCAACCGCTCACAAGGGAGAGGGAGGGGTAGGAGTTAGCGATTACTCTTGCTACTGGTACGTTGCCGTGTCTTACGACTACATGAAGAACTGGACGGTTATAAAATCCGTTGGTGGTTCTGCCGCCACCAAGTACACGTACACCGTGGCTAAAAGCGATGCTAAAGGATGGCCTACCAACATCAGGTTCATCGCGTTCTTCGATTCAGCAGGTGCCAAGATGATAGATACAGAGGACGTCCCGGTTATCAACAACGATCTTAACGACGTTACATCACTAGATTACTTGAAACACGCCTTGCAACAGAAGACGGAAGTGGATGGAGGTTTAATATCTACCACCTACATCAAGGTTGGTTATTCCCCCTCCCTCAGGGGCGGTAGTTCAGTTCCTGACGAGATACCTAGTGACTGGGTAGAAACCGGTGGCATGTACGGTGGTTCAACTCTAGCTCCCGGTCAAGGTGACGTGTGGACGATAAGACAGTTCAGGAATCGTGTGCCTAGATTTTATAGTGGTGGCGATTTTGAAAAGGCCAAGGCGTCTTTAGCTTACGCCACCACCCAGCTCGGGGCTGACAACTACGATCCCCCCACCGACAAGGTAACGTTCGCCGTGAGTGACTCGGGTATATTGTACGCCCAGAACGCCTTCATCGAGGGTACGGTTATGGCTAGTGGGGGGAAGATAGGTAACCTTACCATAGATTCTGACGGTTTGGCTTACAATCAAGTTACAGAGAACGGGAAAACGTATTACAAGTCAAAATTGTACAATGGAGGTCTTGTATATCGTGAAAATTGGAACGCAACGGATAGCGACTGGGATAGACAAATAGCTATCGGAACATCAGTTATCCCATCTTCTGCCGGAATTAGACCAATGTTGTACGGTAAAGTTAAACAGAGGGGTAGTTATGATACCACCACTTTCATGTACTTGTCTATCACGGGTGGAACTAGGAATTTTTCAGTTAATTCAGGTCCTCAAGCTATTAGAGTACAAGAAGGAGATATTCATATTAATAAAGGGTATGTAACTTACAGTGGTAATTCCTATTCTTATTATTCTGGTATAAACGGTTATGGTGATGTCAGGATAGGTAACGGATGGGTTGATATAGGACCTGATCCTAATTTTAGTGGCGCTACAAGAACGGAGCCGGGAGGCATTAACTTGGCGTCGCAAAGAGCAGCGTTAATTTTTAACGGTTTACGAAGACACTCTTTCAGTTCAGATAGACAACAAATAAGTATTGGAAATGATAACAACATGGTTGTCTTGTATGGAGGTGGATCTAACAAGATTGTTAATATAGAACCTAGGTTAGCGATAGGATCATGGTTTTTTATCATGTCATGGGCGGACGAGAAATTCTGGATATACGCCCCGTGGTCTTCAGGAGAGTATTTCATAATTGATGACTTGTATTATAAAGGAGTTTCTTCTGCCGGTCATGATATAGTATTTGTTATAAAAGTTGATTCGAATAAATGGATAGCGTCTCAAATGCCTAAAAACTGGCTTTCTTTTGAAGAAAGAGTTTAGTTATTATTAATATATTAAATTTACATTGAAATGAAAATTAAATTGACTATTTTAGACCGCATGATGTTGTTATCAAACGTCATTGAATCTTTTAATTCACAGAACGGAACGAAAAAAGAAATCGTGATGTGTCAATCCGCCTCCCTCGCCCTAGGGTTGTCGCCAAAGGATTACGAGGAGTTCGAGATCACTTCTGACGAGAAGAAGGGAACCGTGTCATGGAACAAGAAGGGTCAAGAACCTAGAGATTACGAGTTACATCACATGGTGGTAAGTTTCATCTGTGACGAGATCGTGAAGAAAATGCAAGGTAACAGCCTTAACGGTCCTGTAATGTCATTGTTCGATCGTTTCATGACCATGATCGTCGAGAACCCGGAGAAAGGATTGCTTGACCCGGAGACCTTGAAGAAAGTGGAAAAGGAACACGAGGAACTGGAAGACTTGTATAAAACGTTTAACCCGGCCCCCGTCGATGAGGAATCCAAGGAAGAATCTAAACCGAAAGGACGGCCAAGAAAGAACTAGAAAAAATGTCAAAGAAGATTACCCTAGAGAACGTGGATTCATCGGAGTTACCGGAAATCCCGGTGATCGGGGAAGTCAAGCAGATAAGGTTCACGCAAGACATGGAGTTGGTCAGCACGCTGGCTGACTCCGACTTGTTTATGATACAAGCGGGTGCCGACCTTGAAGCTAGACCGAACACGATCACGTTTGATTTAATAATAAAGAATTTATCCGGTCCCATCGAGGAGGGAAGTAAAAAGTTCGTTACCGGTGACATGATGTTCAAGGTTATCGGGGACATGAATCTTCTTGACACGTGGGACAATACCAACTTGGTTAATTCCCTGAACGCCACGTACGTTAACGTGAGAAGGATAGAGGAAGAGTTACGTCGTGAGATCAACCGTTCCACGGGGAAGGACGAGCAACATGACGAGCAGATAGCCAACCTCCGTCAAGACCTCACCTCCACCAACGAGATGTTGAATCAAGAGATCAACAGGTCGGTGGCTAAAGACAAGGAGCATGACGAGTTACTGGAAGGGTTGCGTGATGACGTGTATTCCATCAGCTCCAAGCTAGACGCTGAGATCGACAGGTCAACAGCCAAGGACGCCGAGCATGACACCTTGCTCAAGGGGTTAAGAGTGGACGTTAACGCTAACAAGAGCGCCATAGAATCGGAAGTCGCCAGATCGACAGCCCGGGACGAGGATCATGACGCCGCCATATCAAAGAACGCTAGCGACATAGCCACTGAAACCAGCAGGGCAAAAGCGGAAGAGGCGAAGATACGGCAGGAAATGAAAACCGCCGACACTAACCTTCAAAACGCCATAACCGCCGAGACCGAGCGAGCCACCGGCGTCGAGGAAGACTTGCAACGACAGATAACGGACCTTTCAGGATCAACGGACGACAGGCTTGAAGCGCTAGAGGCGTTGTCTCACGAGCAAAACACGGACACGGGTACCACGAGCAAGACGTTCGTTATAGACTCCGGTAACACTGGAGCCATGTTAAAAGCGGAAGGTGGGGGATTGTCTACCCGCACCAAGGGAGACGCCGGTTACGCTAACTTCACCGTGCAGAACCTCGTGATAAAAGGTGACGTCACTCAAGAGGGTGACACTTTCATAACTCAAGCGGAGAGGGTTGAAGTGTGTGATAACATGATCCTGATTAACGAGGGAGAGACTGGCGCCGGTGTAACGGCAGGTTTCGCCGGTATAGAGGTAGATCGTGGAACGGAACAGAACTTCATGTTCGGGTTCAACGAGTCGGACGGGATGTTCAAGATCGGGAAAGAAGGGAACATGTTCGACGTGGCACTTAGACAGCCGGTGGGGGACATGATTGACGGGATGTTCGCCTCGTGGGACGCCGCCACCAAGACGTTCAAGACCACTAACGTGATACCGTATAACAAATCGTTAGATTTCAAATTTGATCCGGAAATCGTTGACGCTACCCTCAAAATGAAGTTTATGGAAGCCGGATTAGGATTATCCATGAGTGGCGATGATTCCATCTTGGCGTTATTACCGGGTATGCCACAGGATGAAGTCAAGTATTCCTTAATTTCAACTAACACGAATGGTATAATACTTGGAGATTCTAGTGGTTCTAATGACAAGTTTATTCTTGATATAAAAAAACCTTCATTCATTAGTCCCGTCCTTGATAAAAATGTTATCATAGGGGGTAAGAATGCTTATTTCTCGTATTATAGTCACAGTGTGGGGAGTCCAAACACTATAATCGCTTCTTGTGGAGTTAAAGCACCTTCTTTTTATCGTGCATCAGACAATGCCGAGGTATTGTACTCTCTTGATCAAGCGAGACTAACCGATGGCATGTTCCTGTCATGGGATGCCGATAACAAGAAGGTAGTGACCACGAACAAGGTACCGTATGGCGGGAAATTGTACCTGGCTTTCGATGACGTTTACATCACTCAAGACGGTAGAAGTATCGAGTTCCATACCAATGATTACTGGTGGAGGGCCAATACTTCATCTTCTAACACGATGTTTTCTTCTAGCTCGGGGTTGTTCGATTTCTCTGGTAATATTATCGTGAACAACAAGGTTCAAACTACCGCCTCCACCCTCCGCCTGGAGACTACTGGCAAGTGCCTGTCAATAGGGAATAACGGTACATCCACCCTCGACACCACGTTAAAGGCTAACACGTTCTACCGTTTCTCGGACAGCTCGGAGGTGTTGTACCAGGCTGACCTCAAGAGCGTGTTAACCGGCAAGGAAACGAACTACGCCCCCACCGTCAAGGCCGTGTCAGATGCCATAGATGCAGTTAACACGGGGACCACTGAATCTCTCAAGAATTACTTGAAGTTGAGTGGAGGAACCATGACCGGTTCTATAATTATGAATAATAGTATAGTACTTAAATCTAAAGATAATAATGGTGTTGAAAGAAGATTAATCGGTAAATCTATTGAAGGAACAACACATATTGGAGATATTGACGGGAAAGCTCAAATATATACATCAGATACTGATGTGATTCATTTTAGATCAACAGGTTCATATAAAATACTAGATTCCTACAACCTCCCCGACCCCGCCACCAAGTCAGGGAATAACGCTTTCACTGGAACGAATTCGTTTGTCGCCAACAAGTTCTCTGTTGGTAGTTTTAAAGTAGATAGAAATAGTAACCTTGAAGTAAATATTCCATATAAAGAAAATGTTACAGCATGGGAAAGGTCATTGTCTTTCATGTACAATAGTCTTGAAGATACGAGAGTGACTTTTGGTTCGATGATTTCAGCTACTGCTGCTAATTACGCATATATTGGAATTGGAAGTGTTAGTTATAATAATGCACAATACAAGTTTCGTACAGAATCCCTAGATTTAAATACAATATTTAGAATTGATTTTGGTGACGCATCAGCTATTTCAGCTGGTAAATCAACTATTGTTTTTGGTAGTAATATACGTAGCTGTTATGTTAGATCAAATGATACTGATTTAGTACATATCAAGAATAGTAATGGTTACAAGATATGGGACGCTAGCAACCTCCCCACCCCCGCTTCCACCTCTGACATACCGGACGTGTCTGACATGGCCAAGAAGAGCGAGGCTAACACCTTCACCGCTCAAAACACCTTCACTGCCGGACAGTTCAACGTGGGCCCATTTGAAGTGTCAAGTACTGGCCAATTATTGGTAAATATAACAACATCAGGTGGATGGGAAAGATCAATCACGTTTAAAGCCAATAGTGATAATGCTACTAGTATTCGGATCGGTGGTCATGGAATCGGTAGTACTTCAAACTTTGCATGGATTGGAGTAGGAGACGTGGAATATGATACCGCTCAATACAGGTTTTACGGTACGTCAATGAAAGTTCCTTCAGTATGGTCACTAGATGATGCAGATGGAAATTCCTTGATTTGGACACAAAGTACTCAGTTAGCACATATTGGTCGTGCAACAGGAACTACCAAGATAAGAAGTGGCGCAGTAGATTTGATTCACACCAAGGGAGCAACTGATTACAAGATACTAGATGAATCCAACTACTCTCAATACTTGCCAACCAACAACAAGTGGACATATGGATTTGTTAATACTTATATTGAAGGATCTAATGCTGATTTCAATACTTTGTTTGCAGGTCCAGATTCTCCTAAAATATTATTTAATTACTATCGTCCAATTGGTAATAATACTAACGCCCCCACCGGAATGTCATATGGTGCCGTTTTACAAATAGATGGCAATTATAATTCCGTTTATAATAATGTAGTACTTCGACCTCAACTCGCCTTTGATATTAATCATAATGTTGAAAATGGAACTCGTTATATGTGGTTCAGAACCGCCAATAACCTAGGGTATGGTGATTCATCCAATTGGAAGAGAGTAGTGACCGCGGACGAGAACGTGGCTGTGCTGGTGATGGATGCGAACACGTATCCATCTATCGCCAGAATAGATGGGACTACCTACAATTGGCTTAGGACGCCAGCCCAAGGACTATTGCCTAACACTCAAGCAACTCTTGATTCGGGTGGCACCTCATACCTTGGCACCAATGACTGGTCATTTGGTTACGCATCAATACACACCATATACTCTAAAAGGTATATGTTCGGTAATACAGGTGTTGATTTTAGATTAGACACTAATAACAAGATAGCCGCCACCATTTCGGGATCGGCACGAGGGATAGAGATAGGTGATTTGCTTGTTTCCAGTAATTACGGTGAGGATGCGGCAAAAGTACCTACCAACGGTATATTCGCATCAGGTATTATTAAATCATATTCTGGGTTTTCATCTGATTCTAGAATAAATAATCTTAATATTAGTAAAGCATCAAATGATGCTTTACTAATTTCATCATTTGCTGGAGAAAATGTAATTAATAAACCGGGGGTCGACCCTGTGAGTGGACAGTCAGTTGGTGATGGAGTAGCTCTTACCTATTTCTGGGACGGAGATTATGCATTTCAATTAGTTGGGGATATTGATGGTACAGGAATGGCGTATAGAAAATACACTCCTTCTACTGGAAATTCTACTGATTGGAAGTTCCTAGCTGATACTAAATGGGTTAATACTAAACTAGGTGGATATTTACCTTTGACAGGGGGAACATTAACTGGAATTTTAAATCTAATTACAGAAAAATCATATCCTTTATTTTTAGATAATACCAATGAATCTAGCTCAGAGGTTGGTTTATCTCTTAAATTAAGGGGAAAAATCAATGGTTACGTCGGATGCAATTCGACAATTGGGACCTTCATACAAAATTATACAGGTAGTATTCTTTGTGTTAAAGATAATGGAGCTTATTATGGAACCACCCCCAATATATTAGTCAAGCTACTCACCTCCACCGATCTGTCAGGGTACGCCACGCAAACGTGGGCTAACAGTAAATTTGCCCCATTATCAACATTTAAAATATTGAGTGGTTACCCGGCCATAGTTAATGTTGGTAACGAGTTTATATTAACATCTAATCAAAGTGGTATGTATGTTAATTATAGAACTCCTAGCGATACAATAATACCAACTACATGGTATTGGAAAAACGGTACATCTACTGGATACGCTAATGGATATTGGGGAAACCTGTACATGGTGGAAAAACTTGTTGCTACCCAAGAATGGGTATCTGGTAGAGGCTACTTGACAAGTATCACCAAATCAATGGTGACTTCGGCTCTAGGGTACACCCCCCCCACCACCAACACCACCTACTCTCAGGCTACATCTTCAACGCTAGGTTTGGTGAAGATAGGTGCTACCGGTTTGGCGGCTAAGAACTACGCTGTACAGCTTAATTCTAGCGGTCAAATGTACGTGGCGGTACCGTGGACGGATACTAACTCCACTTACAGTGCCGCCACTTCATCAACTTACGGTCTTGTCAAGATCGGCGCCACGGGACTAGCGTCTAAAAACTACGCTGTCCAGTTGAATTCTTCCGGGCAGATGTACGTTTCCGTTCCTTGGACAGACACCGACACGAACACTCATTACACGACTAAATTGTACACCGGTGCTTCGGGTACGGCTGCCAACTCGGCTATATCTAACCCTTACTTGAAGGTGACTGATGACAACACTTACCGTAATCAGGTAAGGTTCATTGGAGCCGGTGCCACTTCTATATCAAGTGACGCTTCAGGTAACATTACCATAACATCAACGAACACGACGTACGGACTAGCGACTGCATCGTCTAACGGGTTGATGTCATCATCCCAGTACACGAAGTTAAGTAACTGTATAGAGACCGTTTCGGCAACTAACATGGTAACGTCGGTTCAGGTTGTGGACACGATACCGGGAGAATCGTCACAGGTTACAGGCAGGTTGTATCTTAAATTCGCTTGATATGGCAATAGAACTAGGAAAAGTAGGAAAGCTCGTGGAGGGAGCCTTGAACGGCAAGAAATTACAAGAAGCGTGGTTAAACGGCAAGAAAATATGGCCAGTGGCAGGTATAAGCACTATTCTAAAATTGAAACCCACGGTATACCTCCCGTTAGGTGGAGACATTGATGATTACTCCGGGAACGGTAATAACCCGGTTGATCACGCTGGGAATATATCTTATTACATGATCGGGTTTAACGGTTCCCCCTGCTTGGACTTGTCTGGTGGGGGGGTAGCCCTTCGTTTACCGGACGTGGTAAAGGGAACGCGATCATTCACCATATCCGTGTGCGCGTATAGTCGCGCGGAAGCTAACACGACTTATGATGGGATCATGGGTGGTGTTATAGATGGTGATGGAACGATGGGTCTTGGATACGCTATGGGTCTTGATTCCCCGGGAACCCCCATGGATAAAGTGATGAGGTTCCAAGTGTACAATGGAGCGTCAAATCAAGTATGTAAAGCCACGGTTACAAACTGGATAGTAGACGGTTGGAATCATTTGATAGTCGTGTTCGACTGGCCTTCAAGAACTTTTGACTTTTATTTAAACGGTAAAAAATACGGCTTAATGTCCCCTTCTGATCATCCCCTTAATGGACCTGTCGATTACGGTAGTACTGGCGTGATGGGGTGGGATGGGAACATATGGCTTGGTAGGGCTTTCCACAACACGACAGAACCCCTTGACTGGTGGGACGGTTGCTTGCAAGAGTACTCGTATTTTAACAGGGCGCTTGCCGGGATGGAGCTTCAATTATTGCACAGGGCGTACAAGGGGAATATGATCGTAAGCTCGTCTAAATCGCTATCAATAGATTCGTGGGGTAGTATCAAACCTTACGTGTGTACCGGTGGTACTGGAACAACGATAAACAAGATAGTTCCTAACATGGTTGAAGCGTCTACAACGAACAAGTTAACAATAAGTAAAGCGAATAGCTCGTGCTTATATTTAAGTAGGTCCATGTCAAAAGACGTGGGTGTTACTGATGATTTGGGGGGGTACGATTTAGTGGCCACGGGAGCCATAAGTGGTACTAATATTCCGATTGCATTGGGTGATTGGCATAAAAATATTGTTAATAATCTTGATGGGAGTGGTTGTTATATTCCACTCAATCTAAATTTAATTCCACCGAATGTTGATGCAACTTTTACCTTTACATTTCAAGGGGTTACTCAAACATTCGGTGCTACGATAAAGGCTTAATTATTTAATTATTATGTACATGACAAAAATTTACTACAACAACTGGTTGGCGAGGTTGATACTTTTCAAGGGGTATTCAACCATAACGCTAGGCCCTTTCATATTAACGAAAATGAAAGAAGGGCAGTTGCCTGATTACGCCATTAACGAGGAACGTATTCACGTTCGTCAATGGAAAGATTGTTTCACGATGGGTATGATAATCGCTTATTTCGCTAGTTTTCTTTTCAGCGCCCCCTACCACTGGTACGCGTTCTTGCCGTTCCTCTTGCCTTTCACGTTGTACTACATCATGTACCTCGTCGAGTGGTTAATATCGTTCATTCACCACGTTATAAAAGACAAGGGGAAAGAGGTTGGAGAATCCAACAGAAAGGCTTACTACGCCTCGTCGATGGAGATGGAGGCTAAAGAGAACCGTGATAACATGGATTACTTGAGAACTAGGCCTTTCGGTGCCTTTTTTAGATACTACGGAAGAATTTAATTCGTATATTTGTGTTATGGAACGAGTAATCAAACATATAAGAAAAGAGTTCTTCGACGATGCCACGGTTGGTAGGATCGAGATTGAAGGCGAGGACTTCTGCTGGGTGCTTGAAGACGCCGTGAGAGACGTGAAGATACCCGGCAAGACAGCCATCCCCGCCCACAAGTACAAGGTTGCCATCACTTACAGCCCGAAGTACGAGAGAGACATGATCTTGTTATACAACACGCCGGGACAAACCGTTGACGTTAACGGGATGAAATTCTCCGGCATAAGGGTTCACGGTGGCAACGACGTGGATGATACCGATGGATGTCCTCTAGTCGCTTACAACCGTACCGGGGAGAGAACGATACAGGGTCGTGCCGACAGGGACATACAGGCTCTAGTCGAGAAATTTATCAAGGATGGTGATGAAGTGTTCTGGGAAATTATAGAGGAAAGGAGTTAATCATGCAAGCTAGCGTCAAGAACTGGAAGAAACCCACCCCACGGAAAATAAAGATGATAGGCGACACGTGCGTCTACACCCTTCCCATGTGGCAGGGGTTGATAACCACATCCCCGTTCTCTGACACTTGGAAAATATGGCTTAACTTCATCATAGGGGCGTTATTAATCATGGCGAAGGCCATAACTAAACTATTTTCTGAAAATGAGCAACTGGATAGACAACGTGACAGGCAACGTTGCCAAGGCGGTGATGGGGGCGGTAGCACTAGTGGTAACGACAGCTATGGCGACTAGTTTCAACAAGCCGACCAAGGAGTACGTGGACTTCAAGGATAACGAGATCAGGAAGGAGTTGTTGAACTTGAGGGAAATCCATAACGCCGAGTTCAAGAGTTTAGAACGCACCATAAAACTGGAGATGGACGCCCTCCGGAAGAATATTGAGGATTGGAGGGAATCGGACAAGTCTAAATACGAGCTTATACTTAAACTAATTGAAAAACAGAATAATAATTAAAATTTAATTGATATGAAAAGAATCAGGCCGATCAACGATTACGTGATCATCAAGAAGACAGAGCAAGAGATGCGAAAGGTGGGGAGCATATTCATCCCGGAGACGAGAAACGAGATAACACGGAAGAGCGAGGTTGTCGCCATGAACGAGGGCAGGGATGACGTGAAGGCGGGAGACATCGTGTTGCACCCCTCCCGTACCGGCACGCCGTTCTTCCTAGGTGACGACGAGTTCGTTGCCATACATGACAAGGAGATAATAGCTGTTATAGAAGAAATCGATGAAGAATAACTGGAAAATATTGATAGCGTGGATAGCTACCGTGCTAGTGGTGTTTATCACGTTGAACTCCGTGAATCGTGATCGAGAAGCGGGGAGAGACGTGTATAACGCCAAGGCGATGGAGGATACCATCAGGCTTTACAAGGACCGGTATAACCGGGAGGTGGCGGAGAAGCTATCCATGTTATCGGTTTCCAGCAAGGTGCTAGAGGAGAACGATTCCCTGAAACAGTTGATCAAGGGGATGAAGCCGGAGTTTATCGTCAAGGTGAACACCGTGTACAGGGATACCGGAACGATAAAATTTGATACCGTTTACAGGAACGTGTACATACCCTTCCATGACAGGAACAAGTACAGGTACGTCTCCGGAACGGTGATGGAAGATGGAATTCACTTCGACAACTTCGAGGTGTACGCCTCCCAGTATTTGGTTTCCGGCAAGAGGAAGAAGTTTATGGGTAGCACCGAATACCTCGTGAGGGTGGTCAACGAGAACCCGTACGTTACCACCACCGCCATTCAACCCCTCGTCATAAAGGAGAGGGACCGGTGGTACGAGAAATGGTGGGTGTGGGGATTGGCAGGATTAGCGGGTGGAATATTAATAAGCAAATAATAATTGAGATGGAATTGAGAGAATTTAGCTACATGGATAACGGCAGGAAATTATGTTTCCGGGTGGGACAATCCCTGTCGTTCACGTCACGGGGTGGGGGTTTAACGAGCATGGTCATACACTCGATCAAGAAGGAGCGCCTTAAAAACCGTGACAAGATAACCATACACGTCCGGGAGAAGGACGGCAACGAGGCGGTGGTGTGGAAAGAGATATACCGTCACGATGACGGGAGTTTAACCATTGACGTGAGCGATTATGAAAAGGAACTTGAAAGGGATTAACGGGGTGATCGTTCACGTGCCGGAGACGTACGACACGACGATCACTGCCCCCGGTGGAACCAAGTTTTACGTGAACAACACGATAGATGACATGACATACGTCGTGAGACACGGGGAGGTGGTAACGTCATCCGATCCTAGGATAAAGCCCGGGGACATCGCTTACTTCCACCACAACATGGTTAAGCGTCGTAGCGTGGAATACGTGGACGGGAAGGTGGGTAGCAGTAACGAGCTATTCGATGACATGTTCATCATCCCGGTGGAGTTCGTGTACCTCGTGAAGAGGGGGGAGGATCATCTAGCGATTGACCCGTGGTGCTACGTGTCCCCCGTCCCCAACGACAAGTTCAAGGAGGGTAGCTTCGAGATAGCGAACGCTGACAAGTACAAGAAGCAGCACGGGATCATGGTATACTCTAACGACTCGTTACGAGAACAAGGGGTAAACGATGGTACACCCGTCGTGTTCAACCTTGACTCGGAGTACGAGTTCAAGATAGATGACCGGGTGCTGTACAGGATGAAAACACCTTGGATAATAGGAGATTTACGAGATGAGTGAAGATAGATTCATACAATCGTGCAAGATCGCCGTGGGAGAACTGATGAAAGTTATCACGGCGGGTATTGACACGGCAGTTATGGAGAAGGAAACCACCGTCAAGAACGCCATTAAATTAAAGAAGAAAGCGATAACTAGCTGCAAGAACATGCTTGGTTCCATCTTGAATCATGACAGGAAACAGGAGAAGTGGGTTCGAGCGACGCTAGACAAGATAGTAGAATCCAGTCAAGGGGTGGTGGAATCCCTCTACTCCGGTTTGGAAGATGTCGTGATGAGCAATGACGTTATCGGTAACGATGCCGATAGCATATCCACCATGATAGACACCAAGCTAGTAGCCTTTAACGACGTGATGGAGATAGAGGATATCGTTCATGACGTGAAGAGCAAGCTGGAAGAGGAAGACATCATGCTTGAAGAGAGCGATTACAAGGGAGGGTACGCCGAGAAATACGCTGACAAGTTCGCCAAGATGAAGGACAGGTCAGGGTATCGTGCCGACATTGATGCCGTGGTGATAGACCCGGAAGGCACGGTGGGGGAGATCATCGAGATAAACGATATAAGGATAGCCCTCCCCAAGAAACCTCTCAAGGCGGATATTGACTGGGGGAAGAGATTCAGGCAAGACCAGTTCTGGCGCAGGCAAGCACCTCCAAGAGAACTGACCTCCAGAACAGCCAAGAAACACGAGGATTACATAGATTCCGAGTACATGAAGAAACGGAACGGGTACTGGTTCATGAACAACGGGGTGGCAACGTACATAACCGGCGCCCACTGGTTCATGATGACCCATTGCTACACGGGAGCGGACGGGGGGTATTACTACTACTCCGCCGCCCAGAGGAAGTTGTTCCTGTTTCTTGAAGCCATGTACAGGGATAACCGGTGTCTAGGTATCATTCTGGAAAAGATTCGTCGTTTCGGGGCAACGGACTGTATCATGGCGTTCATACTTTGCAAGACGATAGAGCAAAGAAACAAGCTGACCGGGATGACTTCCAAGACGGATACCGATGCCAAGTCCAACTTCGTGAGGTTAACCACCATGTTCTCCCACCTCCCGTTCTACTTCAAGCCGATGTGCATGGACGAGAAATCCAAGTCTGAACTTGAATTCGCCCAGCCGGGTAACAAGCTAAAGAAGGCGGGACAGGAAAAGGAAATCGTGGACGTGGCGTTGAACACCCGCATAAACTTCCGCCCCACCAACGAGTCAAGTTACGACGGCGAGGCTTTGCTTTTCTACTTCGGTGACGAGTTCAGCAAGTGGAAGAAGCAGAACGGTAACACGTTAACTCACTTCACGATGGTGAGAAAATGTCTCACTAAAGGTCGTCGTATTACCGGGAAGGCTATCCTGATTTCCACCGTGGAGTTCATGACAGGGAAGGACGCCAACGATCCAGAGGCCTTGGCTGGAGACAGGTACAAGTACTTGTACTACAACTCCGATCCGAGAAAACGTGACGGTAACGGTCAGACTGTTACCAACCTGTACAAGATATTCATAAGCTGTTTCGAGCATTACGAGGGATTCATTGACAAGTACGGGAACATGATAGTCGAGGACCCTAAATCCCCGGTGAGGACGATGGACGGTGAGAACATGTCGATAGGCGTCAAGACGTACTTGAGCAACGTGGACGAGGCTTTAAAGAATAACCCGAAGCAATTGCTAGAAGAACACAGGAAGAACCCCCGCACCGAGGAGGACGGGTTCAAGCTAGCCCTTAACATGTGCATGTTCAATCAAGCCAACATACTGGCCCAGATAAAGCACAACGATAACATGGATGGAACTCATCTCCGGAGGGGGAACTTCGAGTGGTATCAAGGGGTAGCGGATAGTGGACACGTCATCTTTATAGACAAGCCGGATGGACGGTTTCTGGTTAGCTGGATACCCGAGGAAGGACTCAAGAATAACGTGAAATTCGAGAACGGGTTGTGGTTGCCGCTTAACAGGCATATAGGCAACTTCGGGATAGACCCGTACCGTGTTAACAAGACCGTGGACGGGAAGGGATCAAAGGGAGCGATACACGGGTTCTCCGGCATAAACTCTTCCGGGGCGCCCAACTTCAACTTCTTCCTAGAATACATAAACAGGCCGGATTCCAAGGAGATATTCTTCGAGGACGCCATCAAGGCGATGGTGTTCTACGGGATGCCCGCCCTCATAGAGAACAACGTCAACAACCTCATAGACGAGATGTATCGCAGGGGTTACAGGAAGTTCTCCATGACAAGAACGGACAAGGAACGGGACAAGCTGTCTGAAGACGAGAGGGTGAGGGGTGGTATGCCTTCCACGTCCGAGAACGTGTCGCAGATGATAAACGCCGCCATCGAGTCGTTCGTGGAGAACAACGTTGGTAGCTCCGAGATGTATTTTAACGCCACGCTAGAAGACTGGCTGGCTTTCGATGACAAGAACAGGACGAAACGTGACGCCTCCATATCGTCAGCCTACGCTCTCATAGGATGCACTCGCAAGAAGAGACGCAAGGTGGAAGCGATTGAACCGGTGCCAACGAGACCCATGTTCAGGATATACGAGAATGTTGGAACTTATGGAAAGTTAAAAAATGGATAAACAAAGAAGAAACGTCACGATCCCGAACAGGGAGGCTTCCAACGAGGAGAAGGAAAGCAAGGATTACGGGTTAGAATACGCCCGGTACATAGAGTTCGAGTGGATCACGGGCAACGATTACGCCAGCAGGAAGAAGAAGTTCGAGGAACTGGAAGCGCTTCGAGATAACGAGGTGGATATTGACCGGTTCAAGAACATGCTTAACATCCCGAAAGATCAGGCTTACCTGTCGCTCAACTGGGAGTTCACGTCCGTGGTTCCAAAGTTCGTTAACGTGGTGAAGGACAGTTTCCCCGCCGACATGTTCAAGATAAAGACCAAGGGCGTGGACATCATGTCAAGGGAAGAACGGAACATGTATCGAAAGAGACTTGAAACCGAGATGCTAACCAAGGATTTCACCCAAGAGATGACAATAGCCACCGGTATCAACTTCGTGCCGGATTACGTGCCGGATTCCAAGGAAGAGCTGGACCTTCACATGCAACTGGAATACAGGCAGAAAAAAGAGATAGCCTCGGAAATCATCATTAACAGGGCGTTTGACTTGAATTATTTCAGGGAGGTTCAAAACAGGATCGCCGAGGACTTGGTAACGATAGGAGAGGCAGCCGTGCGGGTAGAGGCAGACCCGAACTACGGGGTCATCATGAGAAGGGTAGACTGCAAGAACCTTCTTCACTCGTACGACCCCCTCTACACCCGTGACAAGAAGGGATGTTACTACTTCGCCGAGATGATGGAGATGACAGCCGGCGAGATCGTGAGAAAGAGCCGTGGAGAGGTATCGTACGGTCAACTGGCTAGGGGGGTGGGAGATAGAAGGTTCAAGCCTGACGAGGTGGCTAACGAGGACGACTTGTTCACCGTGATGTATTTCACGTTCAAGACCACGATGGACGAGGTGTTCAAGCGCAAGCGCAACAACCTTATACCCAAGGACAGGGATTACGTCCTTCCGAAAGAATCATCTTCTAGGATGATAAAAGGTAAATACGACGTGTGGTTCGAGGGGTACTACGTGCTTGGCATGAACCTCGTGTTCAATTACCACATGATGCGAGACATGATCAGGCCGGTGAATAACGCTAACACGGTAATGCCACCGTACATCATGTACGAGCTAACGGTTCCCTCTATCGTGGAGAACTTGAAGTCTTACGCCGAGGATATACACCTTATAGTATTGAAACTTAGACACTTGATTTCCAAGATGAAACCTGACATGTTCGAGATCAACGTGGACGCATTGATGAACATAGACATCGGTACCGGTGCCAAGCTCACCCCCTCCGACGTTCTTGACATGATGTACCAGACGGGAGCCTTGTTGTACAAGGGTACGGCTTACGACGATGATCAGGTATTACAGGGAAACATCTTGCGTAACATCCCCACTTCTGACGGGCAGAAGCTCATGCAGCTTATAAACGCTTACAACCAGAACATGAACATGTGCTACGAGGTTACCGGCGTTAACAGGGTGCGTGACGGTTCGGCTCCCCTTAACGGGGCGCTGGTAGGCACGCAGCAGATGGCGCTTAACATGAGCAACACCGCCACCAAGCATATTTTCGAGGGGTTGATGAGCATGAAGAAGGGGATAGGAGAGGTCACGCTTAACAGGGCGCAACAGATGTCAATGTACAAGGAGTCGTTCTCGGATGACGTGATGTCTTACCTGATGGAAGATGACGTCATAGATGACTACAAGACGTTGTACAAGTATAACCTAGACGTGATCGTTGACGTGGCTCCTGACGCGGAGGAGAAAGCCAAGCTAGATCAAGTGATACTCGCCGCCGTTCAAGCCGGGCAGATCACCCTATCGGACAGGATGGACATACTTTCTATCGACAACGTGAAGATGGCGTCAAGGTACTTGAAGGTCGTCATGAAGAAACGGGAGGACGAGGCGTACAGGAAACAGAAGGAGATGGAGGCGATGAAGACCCAGATGCAAGCTCAGGCTCAAGTGGCCGTTGAACAACAGAAACAGCAGTCCCTGATGATGGAGATTCAAGCCAAGGGTCAGGAATTGCAATTCAAGACGCAATCCGAAATCCAGATAAACGAGAAGAAGGTGGAGGGAGAGATCATTCTGGAACGTGTCAAGCACCAGTTAAGGATGGAGGAACTAGGGTTGCAAGCACGGGTAACTGCCGAATCCAACCAGTACAAGGAACAGGCCAAGGACGCCCGAACCTACAAGCAAGCGCAGCAACAGAGCGCCATGATAAACCAGAGACAGAGGGGAGGGGCAACCATACCTTTCGAGAGCATGAACGCCATGCAGGACGTTCAAGCGGCCCCACCCGTCGAGATTCCATCAATGGAAGAAGTTAACCAAACTCAAAACTATACAAATGGCACCACCGAAGAAGGACAGGTCGGAACTATCTAGGTCCGCCAAGTATTACCGGGATCACCCGGAAGCTAGAGAGAAAAAAAAGAAAACGGACACGGAGGTTAACCGTCGCCCGGAGCAAAGGAAGAAACGGGCCGAGCTTAGCCAGCGTAACCGTGAACATGACAAGAAACACGGGAAGGCGTCTCGTGCCGGAAAGGACTACGATCACGCCACGAGAAGGTACACGTCATCTTCCGCCAACCGTGGCAGGAAGAACGGCACGGAAGGAGACAGGAGGGCGAGGGGATGAGAGGGAAGTCTAAATACGGGAACGTCAAGTCGGGTGGTCACGCCTCGAAGAAGGAGGCCGCCCGTGCCGCCACCCTAAAGCTACTGGAAAAGGCCGGCAAGATAAAGGACTTGCAAGAACAAGTAACGTACACGTTGATACCGGCACAGTTCGAGGGGGAGGGTAAAAACAGGCATTGCGTGGAGCTTGCTTGCAAGTACGTCGCTGATTTCGTGTACACGGACTTGGAGACGGGGGAAACCGTGGTGGAAGACACCAAGGGATTCCGCACTGACGTTTACAAGATAAAGCGCAAGCTGATGCTTAAAGTACACGGGATCAAGATAAAAGAAACGTAGAAAATCGGTTAACGCTTTGTTGTTATAGATTTTCTCTATATATTTGTATAACAATTTAAATCAAATCGAATGGGAAAGTTAGATGAAATACTGAAGGACATAACTTTCAAGCCGGGAGAACAGACCCCTGCCGTCAAGGAGGGGGAGAATGAACCGACAGCGAAAGTTGAAGACAAGGCAGACACCACTACCATCGACAAGGTAGAGGATGGCAAAAAGGTCGATGATCAGGAGATAGATTTCTCGAAGATACCGGAAGACAAGATTCTGGGATACCTAGCCGGTAAGGTAGGTAAGGAAGTGAAGACGTGGGATGATCTGGTAGAGGTTCGAGAGGTGGAAAAAGAGGTTGAGAAACCAGTTGATTACGCCAGTCCTGACGTGGCTAACATCGACAAGTTCGTCCGGGAAACCGGGAGGGGAGTGGACGATTACTTCAAGGTACAGAAAGACTGGGACAACGAGCCTAACGAGAAAGTTGTCAAGGAGTACCTCAAGACTCAATACCCGTCACTAGACAAGGAGGATATTGAAGTCATGTATGAAGACTACTTCCAGACCGAGGAGGTGACCGAGGACATGCTAGATGACGAGAGAAAGGCAATTGACCGCAAGAACAGGTCAAAGCTGGTTAGCTTGAAGACCAAGGCCGAGGAAGCTAGAAAGTATTTTAACGCCCAGAAAGAGCAATACAAGACTCCTCTCAAGCGTGTGGAGGAAAACGTTGACAAGGGAAAAGAAGAATGGGTGAAGGGGGTGAAAGGAGCCTTGTCAAGTCTTGATAAGATCGAGATTGACGGTTTTAGTTACGAGATTCGTGACAAGTCGAGATACGATAAAGTGTTCGACGGGATCGACTCGCTGCTGGGAACGTTCAAGAACGAGGACGGTACCTTCAATTACGGCAACCTGGTAAGAGTGATCACCGCCGGGATGGAATTGCCGAAGATACTGGAAGAACACGCCAAGGCGGTGAAAGCTAATACCGTCGAGGAGGAAATGAAGAAGAAGTCCAACGCCACCACTGACGCCCCTAAACCGGGAGACGTCAAAGGTCCATCGGAGGACGAGTTCCTGAGGTTCCTCAAAGACAAGAACTTTATAAGATAGAATATTATGCTTACAAGTGTTACATCAGATTTTTACCTTGATCCGAACATTAAAGTTCAACCGATCTCCGGTAACTACATGAGTCTATATGACTTCACTACCAAGTTTTACCCTTCATTGAAGGACAGAATCATCGACCAGTACGGTAATCAAACGATCCGTGGGTTCCTTGATAAATACGCTCAAAAAGAGATGATCTCCGCCGACACCCAGTTCTTCGGGATGACCGGACGTAGACGTAAATTGCTGGAAGGCGTGACCCGTGCCGGTGACGTGTTCACGATCGCCGCTCACACCATTCGTCCGAACGAGAACTTCATGGTTATCGACAAGGCCGGCAAGAAAGTGAACTACGGTATCTGCGTGCCGGACGATTACGACGCTGGCAAGTTCACCGCTAAAACCTATGACGGTGCAGACTGGACCGTTGGGACTACCGGGTTGACCATCATGGCTGCCGGTTACGAGTTCCAGAAGGGAACACCGGGTATGACCCGTGCCTTGACCCGTGAGGTTGAGATCGGTAGCACGTCCCTTATCATCGGCAAGGACATGTTCGAGATCAACGGTTCCGACATGTGCGACGCAACGTGGTTGAAAACCCCGGATGGAAACGCATTCTGGACGAGCGCCGAGATCGAGGAGGCTAGAGAGAGAATGCTGGATCAAATGGAGATTCAAGCGTTCGTTGGGAAGAAAGCCGTTGACGCTTCTGACGCCAAGACCGCAGGGTTCCGTGGTATCGAGGGAGTGTTCGACCAGATCAGAAACGGTGGTAACAGCTTCGAGGGCAACATCGCCGGTACTGCCGACATCGAGTCAATCATCAAGCGTCTTGACAAGGTTAACGGCGAGACTTACAACTTGTTGTACTTGTCTACCGAGGCATCGTTGTCAATCGACAACTGGTTGGCTAAAGTTGGTGGGGCTGGTTCCGCTACATGGGGTTACTTCGATAACAAGCAACGCATGCTTGACTTCGGATTCGACGCATTCAAGATGGGTGGGTACGAGTTCTACAAGACCACCTGGAAACTGTTGAAAGACCCGACCGTTTTGAACCCGGATAACTTCGCCGCAGAGAACCAAATCCACGGTATCATGGTACCGCTAGGACGTGCTTCTATCACCACCGGTTACAACGGTGACTTGAGCGGGCAGAACAGCACGATCAACGCCCCGTACTTGACCAAGTTGTACAAGGGCATGCCGGGATACAGCCGTGAGCTTGTAACCACGTTCCACGGTTCACAGAACGTGCCGGACGCTACCAACACCTGGGACGTTTTCGGTATCGACTGGTTGTCTGAATGGGGATTGCGCTGCGTGGGATTGAAGAAATGGGCGATCTTCGAAGGCGTGTCAGCCTAGGCTTAATTGACCTTAAATATTAAACCTCGGGGGAAGGGAATAATAACCCCTCCCCCATTTTATTTGAATCTGAATTTAATTAACAAAAAACCGTTGGCACAACGGGGTTCGGACGTGGAGGTTCCAACTATGGATGACCGTCAAGAGATTGACCTAAAAAGTAGCGTTCCCGTGAAGCGTCAATACGTGAAAGCGTAAGTGCCTCGAATCTAATATGGCAAGTACTAAAGAAACAAAGAGAATCACGGAAGAAGAGGCTAAAGAGCAAATTATCGCCGACCTAGAGAAGAGGGGGTTGGGGAAGAAACCGTTAACGTTCCTCCTCACGGGTACCCGTAACAATCACTCGTTAAGACCGAAGACACGTCACGTGTACACCGGCAAGAACGGGGAGACTTACGTGTTCAACCTCCGTTACACCCCGGTATCCCCCACCGCCATCGAGAACGACCAGAACATCGACGGGCCGGTAGAGCTTAGACGTGTGGACTTCCCCGGTGACCGGTGGACCATTTACCCGGAAGATAGAGGCTTGCAGATGTTTCTCATGCTGCATCCTTTCTACGGCAAGGACAAGGTGTTCTATATCGAGGACCTTGAGGCTGACGCCGCCATCGAGGAAAGCACGTGGACTGACATGGCTACCGTGGTTGAACTTTGCAAGACATCAGACTTCGAGGTGTTGCAGGCCGTTTACGCTACCTTGAAGGGAATCACCACCGAGATGAATCCTACCATCCTTCGTGCCGGTATCCTTGGCAAGATGGAGACTGGAACTCCCCCCCGGGAGATCATCGAGATGTTCGGTGACAAGAGAAACACGATCAAGTTCAAGATTCAATCGGGCATACGCTTGAACATCTTGAAGTTGAACTCGAGAAAGACTGAATTAAGCTGGGCATCGGGGGGTGTTATCTACACTTGCGCCCCGGGTCTTAACGTCATCTCCGAGTTCGCCGAGTGGGCGATGACAAGCGAGGAAGGTGGCGTGGCTTATGACAAGATTTTAACCAAGTTAAACGCTTAGAATAAATGATAGACGAGGTGTACAAGGTAGTCAACGTGCTACTTAACAAGAACGGGTACGGTGTCATAACTCCCGACGAGTTTAACTCCGTTTGCGGGCTGGCCCAGTCCAAGATATATTCAGAGATACCTAACAGGTTGAGGATGAAGTATAACAGGGACAAGCAAGGCTACTCGGCGATCCCGAAGGACATTCTTGAAAACGCCTTGTACAGGCTCGCCGTGGTGGAAGATTTGGAGAAGGGGGATGATGACCCCTTCTTCCCTTTCCCCCCTACCGAGAAACTGAACGCCGTGTACAGGGAGGGGAAAGAGGCCACCATGATAGACGTGGCACGGCTAAGGATGATAGGTAACTCCAAGTACAACAGGCCATCCGAGACGTACCCCAATTACGCCATCACGGAGGAAGGCATACAGGTGCTACCGGACAGCACTTCCATAGAGGTGCATTATTACAAGATACCCCCGAGACCCCGGTGGACTTACGTGGTCATAGAGGGAAAGCCGGTGTTCAACCCTTCCGTCAAGAGCTATCAAGACTTCACGTTACCAGAACATTTCTTCAACGTGCTGGTGGTGGAGATAGCGTTATGCTTCGGAGTCCACTTGAGGGAGGCGGAAGTGATACAGGTGATGGCACAGGATCAAGCTAACGAATTTCAAAAGAACAACGCCTTATGAACGTAAAACTAACAGACATTATCGACTCGGTGTTGATAGACGCCACTGACCCGGACAGTTACGTTCACGGTGTCAGCAGGGAACTGGTCATAAAACACGCCCAGAGAGCGGTCGAGGAACTGCGATACGTGGGTGACAAGCAATACAAGGAGGCGGAGGGGGAGATGAACGCAGTGGGCAAGTTCAGGATGCCTAACGACTTCATCGACTACATAGCCATCTACTTCCTGCACGACGGGTACAAGATTCCCGCCCTCTACAACGATAACATCAACACGTGGTACTCGTACATGCTCAAGAACGATGACGTGTACGCCGCCCAGAACATCCTGACGAACGAGGAAGAAACGATGATAGACAACAACGACTACGAGATCGTGAAGGGGGTTGATCTCAACGGCATGAAGTCAGCCGAGTGCATGCTGCCGTGCCGTCACAACTCTTTCCTCGTTAGCAAGAACGGTTACCAGTTCGATTACAGGGACAACACCCTCACCTTCGACGACGTGCCGGAGGGTTACGATCGTATCCTTATATGCTACGTGTCCAACGTGGACTTCACGGACATCACGAAGATCAACGTTCACCCGTACTTGCAGAAGTACCTGGAAGCTGACATATACTGGCGGATCATCGAGAGAAGGCGTAACGTGCCGATGAACGAGAAGATACGGGCGAAGGCAGAGAAGAACCGTCGTTACAAGGACGCCAAGTTTGAAATAAACTTCAAGAGAGAGGAAATTATTCAAGCGTTACTCAGAGCCTTATAAACTATCATTGCAAGAATAAAACATCTTTTGAATTTAAACCTAAGCAGAGATATGCAAATTAGCACACCACATACCCGATTTTTCAGGCTGGTTTATGGCAGCCCCAAGCAGGGCGATATTTATAGCGGCATTAATATCCGCATCCATATCGTTCCCGCAATGCTTGCACTTGAAAGACTTGTTATTCCTAGTACCAATATGATGGCACTTGGAACAAGTCTTGGAAGTATATGCTGGTGGAACGACAATCAACGGTACTCCATCCCTTTTAGCCTTGTATTCAATAAAAGACCTGAGTTGGGAAAAACTCCAAGAGTTAAGTTCTCTTTTGAACGTTTTATTCCCACGCTTGGAATTAGATCGGATGTTTGTCAAGTCTTCAATGGCGATGCCAACTCCTCTAGTTTTAGCTTCATTGACTATTCGCTTGGAGATGGTGTGATTGATTATCGTTGCCGTGGTTCTCTCTTTCCCTTTAAGCCGTTTCAAGAGTCTAGCGCATCCACGTTTACATTCACGTGTTCTACCTCTAGTGCCTTTGGATTGAATAGAACCACGAATTTTCATTCGTTTTTCCCTGTACTGGTTAAGAAATTGAGAAGAGTATTTTTTACCGTCAGACGTGCAGGCTATATCAGTTATTCCAAAATCACAACCGATAAACTCTTCGACATCTTCCACGTCTTCCTCGGGAACTTCTACCGTTTGAAAAAGGTAAAACTTGCCTCTCTTGAAAACAAGATCGGCTTCTCCCTTGATATATGGAAGGTAATTAGTGTTATGACAAACGAAAGCAACCTTCTGCCTCTTGTTAACAGTCCATATAGAAGCAACGTTTTCATGATAAGAAAGTACACGGCTATCATAGCTTATACTTCCAAGTTCATTGAAAACACGTCGTTTCTTCCTGTCAAGCTTGTACGCATCGGCAACTTTGCTAATACAACGAACAACTATTTGAGCGGAAAGTTTAAACTTGTCTCTAATGTCATTATAACACAAGTGATGAAGTTTAAATTGATTAAAAACTTTATTCTGCCAAGCGATTTCAGAGATAAGGTTACAAGCCGCATTAGCTTCCTTGATCGTTTCAAGAAGAGCTTGATACTGGTCGCCAGTTGGAAGAAGTTTTATTTTCAATGTCAGTTTCATGTCGCAAATATACAAAACATATCTGATATATTCAAATATTTGAAAAATATTCATATAAAAAAGTAATAATGATTCGATTATTTCAATGTAATATTTATTTTTGTGGTTCATCAAATTATTTATTATGAAGGTAATACAAGATTTCTCGGGGGGAAAGATGAACATGGACATCGACCCCCGCTACATGCCGAAGGGGCAATACCGTGAGGCTCGAAACGTCCGTGTGATAGACACCGATAACGAGAACTCCGGTGTCATCGAGAGCATGGACGGGACGAGAGTGGTCATCGACGAGCCACTGTTCACGGCCGGATCGGTTACCGCCGGCATGTACGAGTACAACAACAAGATATACCTGTTCACCGCCCTCAAGCAAGGCGGTTTTTCTATACTGGAATACGATTCCGTTACCGGCAAGGGAAGCCACGTCCTCGTTGACCAGCTATCCACCTTGCGGGAGGAAGACGGTCTACGCAACACGATATGTTTCCTTCACAACAAGAAGGACGATCAATCGGTGTTCACGCAAGCCTACAATCAAGGTTTCGGGTGGTACGTGCCGTCCAAGGAAGAGATCAAGGACGTGATAGACAACATCGAGGAGACGTGGAAGTTCCTTATCTCCGAGAGGGAGGAAGACATCATCACGTTCAACAACCAGAATATCGGGGTGGGAACGGCGGTCGAGGTTCAAGAAGACACCCCCACCCCCCGTTTCGCTCGTGCCTTGTCAACACCGGTGCCGGTATCCGAGGAACAGGGAAGCTCGGGTAATTACTACTGGACGTCCACCGAGTACGACAAGGATCAAGCCTACGTGTACGGTTTCCTAGGATTACAGCTCGCCCCGAAAACTAGCAGGTACATGTGCGTGGTTATAAAGAGGTTCCGTTTCGATATTCCCCCCAAGAAGGGAGATTCTCATGATGGCGGCACTATTTACAAGGTTGACATGGAGAAGATGGAGGCGAGGGCCATGAAGATGCTCCCCACCACCTTCGTTTACGATTCAACGCCGGAGGTACTCACGCAGGACCTTGTCACGCCGTTTAACCTTCAAACGAGGATAAGCGGGTTCGCCATGCTTAACGACATCATGGTGTTTCATGACTGGATGACCAACGAGCCGGTGGAGATAGATACATCCAAGACGAGGGGTTACTTCAAGTTCTACGACTGGACTGCGATGAAGCTGGTTAAACGCCCACCTCTTTCCGTTGGCGTGGAGATAGCCGAGAAATCGGAGCTGGGGGAGATGCGTAACATCAACCCGTTATTCGCCGCTAGGTACGTGTACGATACACGGGAGACTTCAGCCATAAGTCCTTATTCAACGTCAACCTCCGAGCTTGATGACGAGGACTCGAAGAAGGTAGAGTATGACATGATGGTGGAATGTTACGTGTACAAGGACAAGGTAAAGTTCGTTAACTCTTACATGGACCCGGTGTCCGGCGTGAAGACGTACTGGACATCTCACGAGCTTTCCATGTCGTTATCGAACACTAGTTTCTCGAAGGCTTACTTGAAATCTTTCAAGACTAGGTCATTTGACGCTAATGACACGAGCTTTCACTCGGAGGGCGTTATAGCGTTCACCGGCACGAATGATAATTACCTAGACCCCGCGGGGAGGGGGTATTTCACTCACTTCAAGACGAACGCTGATGCTATTGACGTGGTGGGCGACATGTTCATAAACAAGAACGACGGTGGTGACATCAACAAGAACGGTGATCAAGTATACTATGCAAGGACTCACGGTGCCTCGGGAAGTAATAACGGGCAGTTGATGTTGTTCGAGTACAACAAGAACGATAACTCCATTTCAGAGATTCAAGGGTTCGTGGGGGATGGGGACCAGCTAGAGGGAGGTTTCTGCATGTCTGATTCCGGGAAACAGGTGTACGTGGTGTACAAGAGCGAGTTCGCTTACAGCTCGGAATACGGGAAAGGTGGAACGTTCACTCAAGTTAAACTGAATGACTTCATAACCATCATAAGCAAGCCAAGGGGGGTGAAGATCATATGCGATTCTGACGGTAGCGTCGTGTACATTTCCTGTAACCAGAACTTCGATACCGACAACAAGTACACGCTGGTATCCGAGAACTACGGGAAGAACTTCACCACTGTATCCACCTCCCTAGTCAACGAGTTCATGTGTTGTTCTTCTAACGGGAAGTTCTTCGCCCTTGCTGGCAAGACCGTTGACACCATATACTACTCGAAAGACTCCGGTAAAACGATGTCGAAGGTCACCCCCCAGTACGTGAGTGACCCGCAGAACTATCAAGTGACCGGGATGTCCATGTCTCCTGATGGCAGGACTTTCTACGTGACAGCCATCAACGGTAACACGGCTTACCTCTTCGCCTCCCAGAATTACGGGTTGTCGATAACCAAGATAAACAACTACTCTCACGAGGGAGTGGTTGGGGCGTCAGTGTCTTACGTTCGTGGATCGTACTCGAACGAGACGCTTAACGAGATCAGTAACGCCACCTCCGCCGTGAACGTGACGGTGAACACCGGGAACGAACACGTGGAGAAGATAGAGATACTCATGAAGACGGGGGCGGGAATGTACAAGGTGAAAACCATTGACAAGAAGAAACTTGGGCTTAAGGACAACGTGGATTACACCTACAAGTTCTCTTACTCCGGAAACTACCCCCTCGTTCCAATGAAGGACGTGAACAAGCTGTTCGATAACGTTCCCTTGATGGCTAGAAGCTGCATGATCATACAGAACTCCCTGTTGTTCGGGGGATACGTTGATGGTTTTGACATTGATACCGACGTGTCGCTAGAGGTGAAGGTGAACAACACCCCCACCACTTCCACCACGTACTCGCTTAAAACGGGTACCACTCAAGGGTACGGTATCATCTTCATGGATGACTTCGGTAGATGTTCCCCGGTTCTGGCTCCCGTTGACGTGACCGTGCCTAGGATAAACGCTGACGCCGCTAATATCGGGAGGGTGGCTACCGTGACTGTGAAGGGGAAGGCCCCGTCATGGGCGACCAAGTTCAAGTTCGCGAGGCGTAACCCGAAGGTGTTATTCGACGTGATCGACGGGTTCGATAACGCTTACGTGATAAACGGGAAGTTTTACCTAGAGATAACATCCATGCCGTGGATAGTCCCCACCCCCGGCGACAAGCTGGAACTGGTATCCGAGATGGAGACGATAGCCACCGAGGTATCCACGAAAGGTTACATATTCGAGGTGAAAGACAAGGTGATCGTGCAGGGAGAACCGGGAAAATTATCTGTAACGCTGTCAGACGGTACCAAGGTTGACATGGGAGACCCTGACAAGGTGGACGTTCCCAACGGTCGTTACTTGATCATAGAACCCTCAGCCAAGGAAGGGTACACGGAAGACGACATACTCAAGAAGGAATCGAGATGGACCACGTCCGTTTTCTACCTTATCATGTACGAGACCAAGGACGATACCGTGGTTTATCAAGAGATACCCGGCATTCATGACGTGGCGGCGGGACTTGCCGGTTCCTACGTCCTAGACAGTGACGGGGACGTGATGATTACCACCGGTCCGGCACGAGAGATAAACAAGTTCTCTAACGGGACGTTGTTCACCACTCTGGGAAGACCGAACGCCATATCGGATAATTACAGCCGGGAGGACAGGTACGCGTCTCTTACCGTGTCAGAGCCGTACGTGGAGGACACGAAAGATAACGGTCTAGCCTCGTTCAACCAGTCCCTGATCAATTACACTGATCTTTCCAAGAAATACGGCGAGATAGTGAAGATTGATGACATAGGTTCCGATATAGACGTGTACCAGAGGAACAAGTGCAGCCGGGTGATGTACAAGAAGAATATACTTAATTCCGCCACCGGTAGCCCGATTGTTGCTAAGTCGGAAGACACTTTCGGCGAGCAACAAGAGTACGCCGAGGATTACGGGATGTCTCACTACGAGACCTATTCACGTTACGGAAACTCCCGGTTCTTCGTTGACACGAACACGGGTCAGGTGATACGGAAAAGTATCAACGGGTTGTTCCCCGTCAGTTCTTACGGCATGCTTAACTATTTCCACGACAAGTTAACCACGAGCGGGGTGAAGTGTGGCGCTTACGATCCAAAGACATCCTCGTACATCGTGGGGATGAAAGATTGTTGCGTGAACTTCATGGAGCCGGTTGACGGGTGGACGTCATTCTACGACATGGCGCCTGACCTCATGGCAAGAGCCGGCGCTTACTGTTTCTCCACGAGGGATACCATCATAAGAAGGATGGGAGGGGAACCGGGATACCAGAACCTGTTACTGGGCAAGACCGTCACGAGCAAGATTCACATGGTGAACAACGAGTACATGGATTCAAACAAGGTGTATAACAGTATCGTAATGGAATCCAACACCCCCCCCTCCACCACCACGTTCAAGACGTTTGACTTGGAGAGAACGATAGATCAATCTTACTTCAAGAAGAAGGAGAACTTGCTAGAATCGTTCATCCCTAAGGCGGAAGGCACGTCCCAGCCGGTATTGCTTTACGTGGCGGCTGGCGACGAGGAGGCTCTTGACACTTTCAGGACTTACACGGCGAACCTCGTGGATACCGGGCTTGACGTGTTCAAGGACGGGGAAAAGGTATCTCGCGTCAAGGAGATAAACGATGACGAGATAACTCTTGAAGACCCGGTAAACATCAAGGAAGGTCAGGTGCTTTACGTCAAGGTTGATGACGGGGTTAACGGTGACGCTATCAGGGGGAAATATCTCGAAATAATTTCGTACTTTAGCGTTGACAAAGAGAAGTTACTCGTTAAATCAATACAACTAGATATAGATGAATCGAAAATTTAAAATCAGGAATTACGAACCGTCCGATCATGCCATGATAAGCGAATGGTGGGAAGAGTGGGGGTGGAAGCCAGTACCCCCGTCCTTTCTTCCCGCCGGTTGTATCGTGGAAGACGATGAAGGCCCGTTGTACGTGGCTTTCGTGTACATGACAGGAACGGGGATATGCTGGCTAGAATGGTTATTAACCAGCAAGAAAATCGACGTTTCCCGGAAGAGGGGGGCGAAAGAGTTCTTGGTTGAAGAGTTAGAATCCATGCTGCGGGCAACGGGCGTGGAAGCGATATTTACCACTTCTAACGATGCCGGTCTCGTGAACGGCCTCAAGAAATGTGGTTTCGAGATTAGTGACACGAACATGGTTCAAATGATTAAAATTTTAAAGTGATGGCAGCAGCGACATCTATCATCCTTGCCGGAACGGCGCTAGCATCAACGGGTTTAGGGGTAGCCAAGTCCGTGAAAGAGGCGAAACAGGCGAGAGAAGCGAAGAAGAACATTGACAACTACCAGCGTCAAGAGATAGATTTCAACAACTATCTCATGGCGGTAGACACTCCAACCGACCAGTACGTTCAACAATTGAAGAGGGTACAGCAAGAGTCGGCTAACTATTCAGAACAGGCATCCTCTGCCGGGGCGAGGGGGTTGTCTTTATTACCCGGCATACAGGAGCAAACTTACGCTCAAGAGGAACAACTGGCGGCTAATTTCCAGAACCAGTTGTACGAGTTACAAAAACAACAAGCCATCATGGCAGCCGAGCAAGAGAGCAGGGAATTCCAAGCTAGGGAGAACCGTGAACAACGGGAGCTTGCCGGTTACGGTGCCTTGTACGAGGCGGGAAGACAGGGTCGGTACGCTGGAATGACGGAGGCACTAGGTGGCTTGCAGTCAATAGGCGGGATGTTATCAGGTCTTGACTTGACCAGAAGAAAGAACGTTGATCCCATGACGTCAACCGGATCACTGGGAGTGAATGACTTGGGTAAATTCACGGGTACTGGGACCCCGGTAACATCAGTAATGCCACCTCAACCAACTTTAAAATTGAAGTAACATGGCGAATCAATATACAGGAGAGGCTTACATGGGGGTGAAACCCATAGAGGCCGACTTCGGGCAAACCGCGATGAATTCCCTTAACATGGGGATGCAACTAAAAGCTATGGAGCTTGAGCAAGAAAAATTATACGCCAAACAAGCGAAAGAGGCTCAAGATGAATTACAAGCTAACTTGAAAGAATTTGACAAGCTGGCTACCGGAGCGCTAGACCTTCAACCACAGGCTTTCGACAGGGACAGTATAGCGATATTGATGGAGCATACCCAGAACGAGATAGCTGACATGAGAAGGGAGCTGGCGAACCCGCTTATCACCCCCACTCGCAAGTCAGAGATAATGGTAAAGATCGGTGACATGAAGAACAAGGCTGCATCTTACACCAACCAGATGAAAGATTTTCAAGGGTTCCTTGAAGGCCTTGCAAATACGGGGAAGGGGGGTATAGATGAAGTGATGAACGCCGATCTGGTGAACGACATAGGATACGCTATCATGTCTGCCGGCGAGAATGGTGTTAAACAGAAAAGCACCGGTATTTATAGTATTGGAGATAGTATTGACATGTGGTACCAAAACGGGATGTTAAACTATACTATATATGACAGGAAAGGTAGGCCGATAGCGTCAGGTTCTCCATCGGAGCTAAAGGCTAAATTAAGCGGAAAACTGAAACCGTTCGTGGACCTTGACGGGTTGATGAATAATTCCATCAAGCAGATAGGTGATTCCGTAGTGAGAAGTTTCCAGAGAACCCCTGACGGCAACATACTCAATATAGAGTCCACTAACCTTAATAATATAAAACAAAGGGCGGGTGATTACTGGGAATCGACGTTCCGTAATAATTACGAAACCAATCCTTACATGCAGAAAGGGGTTGCGATAGGGTTATGGGATACTCCCGAACAAGCCAAGGCTTATTTCGTTGATCGTGTGGCTATGGCGGCAGACCAAAACGTGAAACAATCGTTGCAGAAAGACCCGAACTACGTTAGTTACTCTGAAAGTAGAAAGATGGAGAATGTTGATGTGGCTCTTGATTACATACAGAGAGCGCTTAATGGAGAGAAAGATGCCATTCAAAGGTTCGTTGGTACTAAATCTATATCTTACGTGAACAAGGATGGAGAGAACGTGAAGGCTCAACTTGAAGGTATATCTTCCGCCGGTGATGTCACTACATTGCATTTCGTTAGCGAGGGTAAGAAACGACAAGGACAGGCGTCATCTAAATTTGATCAAGGTTTTGACATTAGCTTCAAGATGGATGATCCTGAATCTGTCAAGCAAGCCACTTTATATCTCAAGGACTACTGGAACGGTGGCGCTCAATCTGGCGAGAAGTTACTCGATTCTGACATACTGAACGGGTTTAATTTTAACGTATCTCCTAGAGTGATTGGTAAACGTGTTAACGAGTACGGCGACATAGAGAATGACCCCGTAATATCTCCTTACATAGAAAAGATACGTTCTATATCTAACGATATAATAGAAGGGAAGAACAAGGGGACATCAACCAAGGAAAGTATTAGGGCAACGTTGCAAGAAATGATTAATAGCGGTGCGCTTCAAGGTAATGTCAGGACGGATGACTTGTTCTTTTGGAGGGGACAGGATTTAGTGCTTGAAGACAGGGAAGGTAACGAGGTGTTCGCTATACGGTACAATGATCCAGAGAAATTTGCTGGAAAGATAATTAACGAACTTGGGAAGATTACCTCAATGGCCACTTCAACTGGCGGTGCAAGAGTGAATAATCCTCAATTCTTGATCGGGGCTAGAAGAGGCGGGAACCAAACTAGTAGAAGTATCACGGTTAGAAGTAATAATGGATCGAGAGGACTTCCTTCTTTCGGTCAAAACTAGAGTATCATGAATGACGGTAGAAAGGTAGACAAGACATTATACAAGGATATACTGTTAGACTTCGCCAACGATCAGGGTATTGACACGTCTAACGTCACCGATGATTACGTGAACAGCGCTTGGGAAGGGACGGGAGGAGACCCCGCCAAGCTCATGAAGACGCTGGCTAAATCAATAGGTTTTCCAGAGGGGTCCGTTAACGACAAGTACATGGAGAAGTTGTATGACAATTACGATGTCATAGACCCGAGGTACATGAAGTCAACGTACGGGTACTTCACCCCCGACGAGCGAAAGTTGTTCCTGCCAGAGAACGCCGATGACAGGCAAGAGTTCAGGCTGGAAACGTCTCTAGGCGCCCTTGATGATTATTACAAGTCTCAGGGGGAGCTGACCCCGTTCCAGAAGGAGAGGATGTTCTCTAGTCGTGTCCAGAGACGGATTGATGAAGCCGGAGGCACGAACAACGAGATAAACGATTACGCTAAAAGACTGGCTAGTAACCTTGGCATGGTGTACGACCCGGAACGGAAGACTTACGTGGTACCGGGGGAGGAAAGGGCCAAGTACCAGTTACTCCTTAACGAGACGTACCTTGATCCCAACGAGGTGGAGAGGATGAACCCCACCATCTCGGACATGAAGAAACAGAACGAAGAGATATACAAGCTAGCCGAGGCTGAAAGTGACAAGTACTGGGACCGGAGAGAGAAAGACCGCAGGGATAATGTATGGAAGTCCATGACGTACGACCCCCTCGCCATATCGGGAGAGAACATGAGGGAATTCGGGGAGGCGAACGCTTCCTTGATATTAAGCGATAACACCCGCAAGACTCTCGAACTGGTGGAGAAGGTGGAAGAAGGAGGTGCGAACATGGCACTCGGTATCGGGGAGGGGTTGAAAGATTACGCCTCCAACTTGATATTGCTGAACCAGCGTCTCGGGCAAAACGAGAGGGTGAGGAACGTCAACCAGAGGCTTGAAGGAATTTACGAGGACGTGATGTCACGACACCCCGAGTGGAGGTACCGGGATCATCCCGTGTACTCCGACGGGGAAATGTTACCCCCCGACAGTGCCGCAGAGATAGCCGTGAAGCAAGGGTACATTAACGAGGAGGTAAGAAGGTTGATGGACGAGCAATTCTCACAAGATGACATCAACTTGCTTAACGCCTTCCAGTTAAACATACAGGCTCAAGAAGAGTTGTCGAGAGCCACGAACACGTCGTTCAGGGTGGGGTACGGTATGGGACAATCACTAGGTTTCATGACCGAGTTCGCCCTTACTGGTGGTCTCGTTGGACTGGGCAAGACGGCGATCAAGGGAGGGGCAACCATAGCCGGTAGGAAGATAGGCGCTAGCTCGCTAGTAAAGTCCCTTTCTAACACCAAGATCGTTGACAGGGCGATAGATTTAAGTGGCAAGATCGTGTCTTCAAAAGCGGCTAACGTGGCCACTAAAGCCGTGGAAAAAGTTGCTGGAACGAGGGTTGGTAAATCCGCCGGGAAGTTCAGCACTTGGGTGGCGAAGAATTCTACCGAGGCAGCGTCTCGAACGCTGGTAAGCCCGACTTTCATGGCTAACGTTGCCAACGATATAACTAACGGGGTGGACGTGAAGACGGCGGTGTTTAACAATTTCGGGGACCTGTTCGTGGAGAACTTCTCCGAGGGTTTATTCATGCCAGCAAAGCCGTTGAATACCGTGAGAGAGTCCATGACCAAGAGCGCCCTTCGTCGTGGTCTTGACCAGATCATGTACCGTGGAGGTTTCGCCGGGTACGGGCAGAGGGGATTCACCGGGTGGATAAAAGGTATGGCGGAGGAAATGCTAGAAGAGAAGTTCGGTGACGTGGTGAGAGGGTCGTGGACGGCCATAGACAGGGGAGAGTCCAATTACCTCACTAGAGAGTTCATAAAACCGGATGACCTTGAAATGGTGTACTCGATAGCTTTAATGTCCACAGGCCTGTCAGGATCGGGATGGATAGCCAACAAGGCAAGGAAAGCCCCACCCCGAACCGAGGAGATACGATTCCGTGCCAACAAGTACGGCAAGATGATCCCGTCCGAGCTTAGAGAGCGCATAGACGTCTTGATAGCTGACGGTGAACTAACTACCGATACTAAAATAGAGGATGCCACGAACGAGATAAACGGTGCCATAAACGGCCTGTACGACGAGTTCACGGCTGGTGGAGAGAAGGTGAAGGAGCAGAAGGATTTAGCCACGAACGCCTTGAACTACTTCAAGAACGCCGTGGAACTTGATTTACGTGATCACCTGACCGGGTTGCAGGATGCCATGAACGACGAGAACTTCCAGGCGGAGGGGGAGAGATTCACGTATCAGGGCAAGGAGGTTCAAGCTACCGATACCACGGTACGGGAGGAGGGGAAGGTAGAGGTGGAGGACGCCGATGGTAACCGTGTTATCGTCGATTATAACGACCTCACCCCCGTTCGAGAAGAGGTAAAGAGTGAAGAAAAAGAAGTTGAACAAGGTAAAATTAAGCAAGATGCCAGCGAAACTAGAGAGGTGCGTTCGGAAAGTGAAGGCACAGAACAGCAAGTCAGGAAAGAAAGTGAACCCGTGGGCGGTGTGTCAGAAGTCAACGGGACTGAAAGTACACGCCAGCAACAAGAAGAGAAAGTAAGCCAGACCCCCACCCTCGACAAGCTACCCATGCAGGTGGCTAGAGACTACTACGAGAAGTACAAGGACGAGGGTATAGCCCCTAAAGAGCTGGCGTGGGAAGAGGTGAAGAAAACTGACGAGTGGAAGTCGTTAACGAAAGAGGAAAAGAAACTGGCGGAGGAAGAGTTTAACGATAACCACGAGGAGATATTCGGTGACGAGAAGATACCGTACATACGTGAGACCCCTTACAAGATCAACAAGAAACCTGTAACCACGAAGGAGGCCACCGCACGATTGAGGAACAAGGTTAGACAGCTCGGCATCGGCGCTTACAGGAAGGGGGCGGGTGATCTAACCAGTCGTCTCAAGAAGATTCGTGGCGTGATAAGGGAGGGACAGGACCTGTTAACCCCCGCCCAGTACCGGAAGATAATGTCCAAGCTGGCGGGAGGTATAAAGACGCAGGCCAAGTACCAGAATCTCGTTAACGAGGTGGAGAGGATGATCAACGAGCAACAACAGAAAGCGACTCTTGAAGAGCGTGGTAACGACGTGAAGAAGGCTAAACAGTCGGTGAGACGTTCCAACATGACCAAGGCGAAGAAACAGCAATTGCTAGATTTCCTTGACACCCCCACGGGCAAGATGACGCCGGGAGACCTCGACATGTTCAACAACGTGGTTGCAGACATACAGGAAGGGAGATTCTCCGAGCTGACGGAGTACCTCGTGGACATCTACAAGGTTGAAGAGGGGGAGGGGAAGAACAAGCTGACGCCGGAGTCGGTTGACAGGTTCTTGAAAAACGTTGACAAGAGGATAAACAAGATGTCCAACGAGCTGGACGAGGCGTCGTTCAAGGACATGAACAGTTACCTTCGATCCATAAACAACATCCGTAACAAGGCGTTCAGGCTGTACGAGAACGATCAAATATCCGAGAATGACTTGCAGTCCATCTCCGAGAAGATCGACAACTTCATGACCGGGGAGAAGGGATTCGAGAAGATGAACCAGAAGGTGCGTGACAACGTGGAAGAGATGGTGGGAATGGAACTGGAAGACGCTTACCAGATGTACCCGATGGGGACTTCCCCCCTCTCCGTGACGGTGTCCAGCATACTGTCCAACGCCGAGTACATACCAACGCTAACGAACTTCCAGCTTAACAGGCTCTACAACGCCCTGTACAACCTGAACAACGGTTACATCACCCGTGAACTGGTGCAGGCGCAGGAGGACCTCGCCCGGCATGACATGTTCGAGTCGTTCAAGAACGAGATCGACCCGAAACTGGACGCCCTGGTTAACAGCAACAAGATGGAGAAATGGAGGGATCGTGCTTACAAGTTGCAGAAGGCTCTCGACATTCGTGACCTGAACACGGCGGAGTACATGCTGTGGGACAACTATTCCACCCCCATCTACGACAACATAGTGTCCAAGTACATAGAACCGGCAACCATACAGGCTCACGTGGCTCAAGCGAGGATGTTGAAACCGTGGGCGGCGGCGATCGAGGAGTTCAGCAAGTATTACGTTCTTCCCGTTGGCGTGTTAAACACGAGGGGACGAACCATGATGGACCTAGCCGGGATGCTCATGATAGAGAATAACTACCAGAAGAATGACCTGGTAGGGAAGGAGGGGGTGTCCAAGCTGAATCACTCGTGGTTCTTGACGGTGAAGAACGATATTGCCGCCCGTGATGCCGTGGAGACTAGAAGGATAAATAACGCCACGGAATTGTTCGTGCTTAACGAGGATGGATCGGTTAACATCGACAAGACGATTGACGCCCTCCCCTCCCGTGACGCAAAGGCCGTGAGAACGCTTATTAACTCGGCACGACAGATATTCGACGGGGAGTTGAAAGAGATGAACATCGCCAGCGCCGCCTTTCGTGGGTACGACACCGGGTTCGATCAGGTTGATTACGCCCCCCGTCAATCCACCGGTGGTAGCACTGACATACAGGCCATAGAGACCATACAGGAGATGGCGAACGAGAACTGGGGTGGTCAATTGCCGGCGGCACACGCCATACATTCGAGGAGGGGAGGTATCCACAAGGTGAATTTCGACATCGCCTCTATGGTCACTCGCTCGATAGAGGAAGCCACGATGGAGTTCAACGTGGTACACCCGTACAACGCCGTGGTGAAGGCTTTCAAGGACAGGATGAACAGGCCGGGAACGAGCAAGGACGAGAAGATGGTATTAAACGCATACGTCAACACGATAAAGGATCGTATAATATCCACCTATCACCTTGATAATTTCCACAACCGCACGAACAACAACTGGAACAAGTTTAACAAGTACATAAGTAGCGCCGCCCGAACGGCATTACTCGTGAACCCCGCCAAGATGGCAACCGAGATAGTGACTAACGTTGGGGGAGCGATCATAAGTGACGGGATCAGCGTTAATCCAGTGACGATGGTCAAGAACATCCAGCAGCAGCAAGCCATGAGAGACATGTACGAGTTCTATTCCGTTCCTGACGCCGAGATGATGTCCAAGTATAGCGAGCTTACACGTGACGCTTACGGGAAGAAAACCGGGAAGAACGCCAAGATAATAGACGCTTGGATCAGGTTCCCGGACCTTATCACTTCTTCCAACATGTACATCAAGATATTCAATAACAGGTTCAACGAGCTTAACGGTTCCGGGCTTGATATTGACAGGTGGCAAAAGGATGACAAGTACCGCAGGGATATAGCCAAGGATTTCAGGAACGCCCATCGTGATGCCATGAAGAGAACGCAGGAATCGTTCAACACCGTGGCTCCCGTGTCTCAAGCGTCCAAGACCCGGTTGACCCCGTGGAGCAAGAACATATCCCGTGACGAGGTACTAGGTAGGTGGGTTGGATTCATGATGTCCTACTCTATCAAGGAAGTCGAGATGATGAAGGTGGGGTGGGGACGAATGGTACAGGGAGCCAACCAGAACAACTCGAAGATGTTTCTTGACGGTCTAGGGATGCTTACCAGCCGTTTCACGCGTAGTATCGCCTACAATATCACCAAGCCGTTGATCGGTGCTTACCTAGCATCCCTCGCTTTCGGTGGGGACGATGACGATTCGGTATGGGATGTCATGCAGGAGAGAACGTTGAAGAGCGGGGCTATCGGTCTAGCCGGGATATTTCTTGGAAGGTACGGTACGGTTGCCGACATGACAGCGTCATTCATACTGGGTGGTGTCAAGTTCGCCGAGCAAATAGGGGCCATAGATAACGAGACGTTCGAGGGTATAACCAAGATCGCCGGGTGGGCTACTTACGCCAGACCGCAGAACCCGTACAACATCAAGCTGGGAGAGTTGTTCGAGGAAGTGTTGCCTGCCATCGGTATATTCATGAATTCCATCGGTGATAACATCGACATGGCATGGAAGATATACGATCGTGCGGAACATAACGAGCCTCTAACGGACTCGGAAGAAGAGTTCCTCCGGGCGTGCGGGGCGTTCTTCGAGCTGATGACTTTTATCGTCCCGAACGTGTTCACGGCCAACCTTAGAACCATACTCAAGGACGGTGCCAATTACAAGCGCCGGCAGGAGGCTAACAAGGAACGTGAGAGTAACACTAGAAAGGCGTTTAAAAGTAGCGGTTTAGCTTTTTAAAAGAGAAACATTTCGTATATTTATGACATAAATATAATCGTATGGCTAGAAACACGAAAACGACATCAAGCAAGGCACTAGGAAAGAAAATCAAGTATTTCTCTGTTCCCGCATCGTTTCCAACGAAACCGAACATGGCGAAAAGATTAGGTAAAAAGTAAAGTAAGTAACTATGGCTAGAAAAGCAACATCAGTTCGTAAGCCTATAATGAGGCCAGCAACTGCGATGAGAAAAATAACATGGGATGGTAAACCTAGAAGAAGTAGTAAAAAGAAATGAAAGCTACTGTTAGATTAATAAAACTAGCTCCGATACTATTGAATATCTATATAGTTCTGGTGTTATTTCTATCAGCTCTAAATATAGAAGTAGTTTCTTTTGATTACGTGTTAGGACATTCTATGTACGTTGACATGATGCTATGGCATTTGTCGAAACGATTTAAATTTTGTTCATGGCACAGGGTATTAATAATCAACTTGTTAATACAATGTACCCTACAATTAATTGACGTGCTTACAAATTGCACGATTGAGTTCTGGACAATATTGACTATCGCCTCGGTATCCGCCGTAACATCTGCCATAGTTTCAACCATTTTATATTTCAAACATGGCTGTTGTAAAATTGACGAATCCAAGTAGATTGTTCAGGCACTTCGCCGACATGATTGATAATGGTTATTGTGACAACATCACGGAGGATGATATAGATGCAATGACCGAGGTACTTAAACCATACCTCAACGTTAAAGTAAATTATGAGCAAGCGAAGAAGATCACTGGTAAGACTGACAGTGCGTTTAACAGTAAAATATCAAGATGTGGACTCAAGCCAACGAAAGAAAGGCTTTATCGCTACATTGACATGCTTAAAATCAAACACAAGAAAGTTTGAGTGGATAGTTAGCTTTATATTGGTAGTTATCAAGTATACCCACCCCCTCCAAGGGTGGGTATCTTTATTTTTCGAAAGGATGTCGTGATTCACGACACCCCTCCCTCGTGATTCCCGATAGAGGGGTCTCACTAAATGTTAGTCCCTTACCTGCCGTCGGGATAACCGACGTTAGATACCTGACCTAGGAAATTCCGAGGTTATCTGACATTACTGGTGGGGAGGGGAGGGTTACCACATAAAAGCATGGGTTTATTTTAAATTGGAAATATCCCTTAAAAACAAAGACTATTTATTTTTGAAGAATTCGCCATGCTATTTTAACTAATTTTAGCTTTTACTGATTATCAATGAGTTACGATGGAAACGGGAATTCCCGTTTTTATAAAACTCTATGATTCAAATAGTAACATCATAGTTATTTTTTTTTTATACAAATTAATTGTATGTCAAAAACATTTTATATATTTGCATCATAAAACAAATACATATAATATGAAGACAAATGTTACAATGAAATCGAAAGACAGAGAATTGTTCGGTGTCGTGATAAAGCAAGATACGAAGAATAGTTTCTTATCTCTCACCGATCTCCAAGAGGCATATACTGTCGGGAGAGTAAATAATGGATGGAAGGATAAAAAGGTTAATGAAGTGTTATCTTCTAGGGATAATGCCGAAAGAATGTATTACATCCTAGAAAAAAGGAACATGACAAAGGGGATGGGGTATCACGAGTTCATGACTATGGTAGAAGAGAAAACTTTAGTTAAGACATTAAAGTATTGTGGTGCTTACAAGGCTACCGGAGCTAGAGATAATAGAAAAGTGACTTGCGATCCTTATATATGGGTACTTGTAGCTATGGAGATGAACCCTAAGTTGTACGCTCTCGTGATAGATTGGTTAACGGATTCGTTAATTATTAATAGAATAGAAGTAGGAAATACTTATAATATTATATCTCGTGCTGCAAGTAAATTTCAAGACGTAGATTATGTGACAATAGCCAAAGCATTAAATCATATAGTTTTCGGTAAACACGAGACATTGCTCCGAAATAATGCCACAAAGGAACAACTCAAAGAGCTTGAGGATTTGCAAAAAAAGCTATCATTTGCTATTGACATGGGATATATTAAATCATTCTCTGAATTGAGAAAAGAGATGCTTAAAATATATGATGCCAAGTATGGAACTTTTTTCGCAACATCTAAAATAAAGTAATATATGCGATATTAGAAACGTGTCATGATAGCGAATATCCGAATCCAATTTTGGATTGGGTTCATACACAGATTAGTAAACAAGTTTATAAATAACAAATAACAATGAAAGCACTGACGATTAAACAGCCGTGGGCATCGTTGATAGTTCACGGGATTAAAGACATCGAGAACCGGACGTGGAGAACGGATTATCGTGGCCCGTTATTGATTCATGCCTCCAAGACGATATACGGTGGCAACCTGAAAGGGTTTCTCAATAAAGAACAGTTGGAAGCGGTAGGAGAAGGGTACGATGAAGTGGTGAGAGAGCAATTGACTCACGTGGGAGCTATCATCGGGAGGGTTGATATTGTTGATTGCGTGGTAGACCACGAGTCGGTGTGGGCAGAACATGATGACGAGATATTTAATGTCTTATCCCCCACCTTCCCCCTTCCCAAGAAGCGTGTCGTGTACAACTGGGTACTGGCTAACCCGGTGCAGTTCGTTAAACCCATCCCCTGCCCCGGCAAGTTATCCCTATGGGATTACGATTTGATCGACAGGATAGACGGGGAGACACGCCCGGTTTGTAATTGTAGTGTTAACAGGAACGAGGATGAACACGTTATCAGGCTCGCCGATCGTTTCGAATGCAGGTTCTGTGGAGGGGAATGGTACAAATGAAAAAAGATAATTGTATAGTAAATTACATCGTATTTTAATTAAAATGCTTGGCTTTTAGTTTAAATATTCGTATATTCGCATCATGTTAAACGCCTATAAATATCGACTACATCCCACGAGGGAACAATCAGAGTTCTTTAACAAGAGCTTCGGGTGCGTTCGTTTTATCTATAACTGGGGTTTGCAGAAGAGAATAGAGGCGTACGCGAAGGACAAGGGAAGAATATCGTACGTGCAATTATGCGCCATGTTAACCGAATTGAAAAAAGAAGAACAGTACTCGTGGTTGAGAGAGGTGAGTACCGAGTGCCTACAACAGGCGTTGAGGAATCTCGATGCCGCTTTTACCAGGTTTTTCAGGGAGAAGAAAGGGTTCCCTAGGTTCAAGTCGAAGAGTAGATCGAGGCAGTCATACAAGGCCATACTATCGGTTCACGTGGACCAAGAAAGGAGAAGGATCAAACTGCCTAAAATTGGATGGGTAAAGTACGGTAACAACAGGAAGTTTGAAGGAGACGTGAGATCGGTAACAGTTAGCGTGACTCCTTCGGGTAAATACCATGTTAGCGTGCTTGTTGATGACGGCAAGGAACTACCTGAAAAATTACCGGTAACTTTCGATACCACGATAGGTATTGACATGGGTATAAAAGATTTTGCCGTGTGTTCTAACGGTGACACGTACGAGAACCCGAGATATTTAATTAAAGCCGAACAGAGATTGAGAACCCTGCAAAAACGGTTGTCACGGAAGAAGAAGGGAAGTAACCGTAGAAACAGGGCAAGAATGATACTTGCTAGACAGCATGAAAAGGTAGCCAACCGCAGGCAGGATTATCTTCACAAGATAAGCACTAAAATTGTACGCGAGAACCAAGCGATCGTCGTGGAAGATTTAAACACGAAAGGGATGATGAAAAACCATCGTCTCTCCAAGGCGATAGGAGCTTGCGGTTGGTCTACGTTTTTCAAGATGCTTGAATACAAGTGCGAGAGACAGGGTAAAACGTTTATCAGGATAGGAAGGTTCGATCCTTCGTCTAAAATGTGTTCTTGTGGACACGTTTACAGGGGACTGAAACTTTCAGAAAGAGAATGGGTATGCCCTAACTGCGGATCGGTGAATGACCGTGACTTGCTCGCCGCTTGTAACATCAAGCGTTTTGGATTACAAGAACAGAATTTATTGTTTGTAAATAAACCCGTGGCACACGGGGGTTCGGACGTGGAGGTTCCAACTATGGATGACCGTCAAGAGATTGACCTAAAAAGTAGCGTTCCAGTGAAGCGTCAATACATAAAAGTATAATATTATGAGTAAGTGCCTGAAGAAGTTTGAGTACACGAGGATATATTGTGAGGTTGATCACAATGAACTAGATATGATGGGAGAAGCGGGATGGGAGCTAGTTGCTATCGAGCTATCCAAGTCTGTAGGTCTTCCCACCCTGTGGTTCAAGAGAGAGAAACAAGAAGTTAGATACGAAAACGTGGTAAGTTATGGTGGATTTCAAAAATGAGATAGTTAGAAACATGAAACAAAGGGTAAGGACACCGGAGTTTCTTAACAGGGTGATCAAGGTGTACGACTTCACCACCCTGTTCTCAAGGTTAATGATGTACCGAAGGGCCAAGAGTTCACTGGTACAACCGAAAAAGGAGGGGGAGGAAGAGACGACGTACAACATGTATAATTCCATGTTCATAAGAATCAAGGAAAAGAACAAGTTGAATGACAGGAAGATGAAAAGAATACTCAAACGATTCTACAACATCTCCCCCACCGCCACGATTGACGTGATGCACACCTGCATGGAATACCTGTCATCCCTTGAAGGTTCCATTCCTAGAGATTTGTTCGAGGAAAATCTAGACAAGAGGAAATACATTGACCAGTACTTTAATAAAATCGAAGAATTTATAAACGAGAAATAGGGATATATATTATAAATTGTTAATTTGTTGCACCTGATTACTTGATAGTCAGGTGCTTTCGTTTATTATGCAAAGTAATTGAACCCCGATCTACCTTCCCGTAACTTTATCGAGATAAAATATTCGTTTAACCAAAAAAAACTCATTTTTATGGGAAGTGAAAAGATTTTCATGTTCGGCGAACCTTCTACCGGTGGGCGTGCCGATCTTACCGCCATTTTACCGGCGTTAATGAACAACAACAAGGGTATTGACCCCAGTATCTTGGCCATGCTTGGCAACCGTGACGGTAACGGTCGTGACGGGTTCGGCAACGACTTCTTCGCCATCTTGTTACTGTTTATCTTGATGGGATGGGGTGGAAATAATAACGGTGGATTCTTCGGAAACCGTGGTAATGGCGGGGGAGAGGGATTAAACATCCTGAACAACGACTCCACTCGTGAACTGTTGATGTCAGCTATCCAAGGTAACGGAAACGCTATCAGTCAGTTGTCAACTCAACTAGGATGTACTACCGGGCAAATCCAAGACGGTATCAACACCTTGAACATGAGCTTGTGCAACGTGGGTAACCAAGTTGGTATGAGCGGTCAACAGATCATCAACTCTATCCAGTCTGGGAACTGCACGCTTGCAAACCAGATCGCTTCATGTTGCTGCGATGTACGGACCTCTATCGAGCGTCAAGGCTACGAGAGTCAACTTGCAATCGTGAACCAGACCAACACCTTGCAAAACAGTGCTAGCAGCCAGTTTAATATCTTGGGAGCCAAGATAGATGCGCAAACTCAAATCCTGAATGACAAGTTCTGTCAACTTGAAATGCGTGAAATGCAGAACAAAATTGACACTCTTCGTCAAGAAAACACCCAGCTCGCATTGGCAGCTTCACAGCAAGCACAAACGGCCAATATCGTTAGCCAGTTGAAAGCACCGTGTCCAGTTCCTAGCTATATAGTACCAAATCCAAATTGTTGCTACACGGCACCTTATGGATATGGATATGCAAATGACGGATGCGGATGTGGTTGCTAGTATGATTCAGATGTTTGGCTCGTGTGATGGCGGGCCAAACTCCAATCATATTAATCATTAATTAAAAAGTAAATTATGTACCCGATGAATTATTATTACGGACCTTATTTTAGAAGACCAGTACAGAGACTGGATCAAGGAGGAATTCCGGCGATAAGAAGTGTCGCCGTGACAACCGACGCTACTAACAGCGAGGTTATTTATAACATTAGTCCGTGTCAGTTTCGCTCCCTCCCCAAGACAGGGATACTGTTATTGAATATAGCTCATTCCCCGGCGGCTGGATCGGAAGGATACCCGGTTTCGATTGCCACTACTCCCGCTAATAGCACGACAACCACGTCATCCAAGACGCCGTTAATAAACGGTTCAGGAGACCAGATGTTATCTAGCGAGATAACGCAAGGGAATCGCTACTTGATCTTTTACGACAAGTGTAACGGCACGTTCCAGACTATTAACCACATAGTACCGCCAACGGCTGCCGCTAGTAACAGTGGAGAGTGATTGAACATTAAATTTAGAAACAATGCAATTCAAGGATTTACAGAAATCGTATCAAGTCTATATCCTGTACAAGGGAGAGAAAATTAGACACAAGATGGGGACGGTGGTGAGTATCGCCAACCCTAGGTTCCAACCGTTACAGCCGGGACAATTATCTTACCAGCAACCGCAAGACAAGATAGTTGACTTGGAAGTTTCCGTGGATGGAGTTAGTTCAACGTTCGTGGTGAGGGAGAACATGACAGTAGAAGTTAGAAATGACATTACCATATCGTGTGACAGGGACCCGATCCTTAACGAGATCAACGCCATCATGAGAAATAGTAACGACATTCTGAATAGCGTGGACAAGCACAAGTCCATACTGGAAGATTGCGAGCAAATAGTCAAGGATTTGAACCCCGTCCTTGCCGTTGACAAGAGTCGTGACGAGAAGATCGCCAACCTTGAAAAATCGGTAAGTGGCATTAATGACAGCATAGAGGGCTTGAAAGAGTTGATACTTGGATTGAATAAAAAAGAATAGACATGGTAAGAATAATTGGTTTCAACAGAGACGGTTACAACAAGGATATTCAGGAAGAAGAGTACCGGAGACGCCAGAGAGAGGACCGTAAACGCCAGATGATGGAGGAAGAAGAAAGAGAGAGACGTCGCAACAGACGTGATCGCTACGAGGAAGATGATTACGACGATGATGACGATGACGACGAGGAATACGAACGTCGTGAACGGGAGAGAAGAAGACGCGAACGTGAAGAGGAAGAAGAGGAAATGGAGAGGGAGAGAAGACGCAAGCGCAAGAGAATGATGGAGGATGAAGATGACTTCACCCGCCCCGAGAACCGTTATGACAGGTACGATCGTTACGATGACGAGCCTGAAATGCGTCGTGGTAGAAGAAGACGGAGAATGTGATGGGAAGGGATCGTTATTATTTCAGTAGCAAGACGTTCGAGGATTACCTTGACGAGCATGGTCCTCACTTCTCCAAGAAGTTATGCGAGCTAGCTGTTAGCTGCATGGAGAACGCTGACGGTTCAAAGCACAGGTATTCCAAGGAGGAAGTCAAGGAACTTCTGAAAAGGAACGGGGTGACGGTAAAGAAGGCGAGCGAGTACGATTGTTGTTTCGTGGCCAACATGGCTTACGCCGATTTCTTTCCCGAGCCGTTGCGTAACGAGTTCGATATAGCGATGTACGTGAAAAAGTACATCGACGACCCGGACGGTTACGATGGGATAGCTTTTTCACGGTATCTTGCCGACTTGAAAAGAACGGGCAAGTATATTGACTGGGAAGAGATGATTTAAAAAACAAGACCTATGGACAAGATCATGTATTTAATAGAGCTACTCGATGACGAGTGTAATTTTTACACCTGTCAGGCGGTGGTGGTAAGACTTAGAGATATGGTTTGTGAATGGGTCAGTTGAGCGAGAGAAAGGAGTGGTTAATTCCACTCCTTCTTTTTTGTTTCAAGTTCCTTTTCCGATCTTTTCGCCCTTTCAACTATCGTTTCTTGAGAGTAACCTTCCGATAGCAAATTAACGATAACTGGCAGGACGGTGGGATTCTCGGAGAAATAAGAGGCTAGGGCGGGGGCCATGTCTCCCAACCTGAAATCAGAGAACACTGAAGAACGCAACTCGGAGAAACCATCGTTAGTAACATTCTTCTCGAACGATGTCACGACAAGGTATCCCACCCCCATCTCTCTCAGTTCACCTACCAGTTCCTGTAACTCTTTTAATTTTTTATCAATTTTCTTTTCGTTTTCCATTTTATTATTGTTTTGTGATTAACAGGACCATGAGGTCCCCTATGATGTTGTTTATTATCTCCTTGGCATCCATCCTCCCCCTCTTGTTGGAGACGGATTCTTGTATGGATGCAAGCCTGCTGTTGAATTCTGTCATCAGGCTGTTGTTCAGGTCTATCAATTCCTGTAACCTGTCGATTTTACTTGCAAGTTCTTCGCTCGTCATTGCCTGAAAGATTGACCCGTGAACATTACCCTCTTGCAGCACGACTTGATCCTCTCTAGCGTTCTTTCCCCGTACCTGTCGATTATCCCCCTCGCGCTAAGGTTGGTGGACACGAGAACTAGGTTCCCGTTCTGTTCCGCCCTGTCCATGAGTTCGGGAAAAGCGTGCCTCTCGTTGCCATAAGTCATGATCTTGGATTCCATCCCCACGTCATCGAGGCACACGATCTTCTTCTTCAACACGTCATCAAGGTTATCTCCTATCGAGGTCATCGTGTAGTAAGATGCCACCTTACCGTGTCTCTCGGCGAGGAGGGGGAATATGTCACGAATAAACACCGTTTTACCCCTCCCGTAAGTCCCGTACAGGAATAATCCCCTTCCCTCGTTGTCAGACAACCATCCGGCAATCTCGTCATACTCGGATATCCACTTGAAAGAATCTCCTATAAAGTGCGAGTAAGCGTTTTTAAGCCACTTTTCGCTCTCGGGTATAGAAATGTATATCCTCTTCTTGAAAATGGCTCCATGATTGTAAGAATAGCCTCTAGCGATCAATTCCCTGTCCATGATTAAAACCTCTCGTAAATGTTGTTCAATGACGGGTAGTATGGAATCCACACCTTGTCGAGCTTACCCTTCCAGTTCTTGACCTCTTTGCCGTTAGAATCTATCCACTTCCCCTCCACCTTGCCCTCGTACGTGGTCCTTATTTTCTTCACGGTCTGTGACGTGCATACCTTTCCCCTGTCGTTGAAATACTGGATTATTTCCTCGTCAGTCGGGATAGTGAACGCTGCCATTCTCTTCTTGCACCCGGCGATCCACCGCCTAAGGTTCTTCTCCACCAGTTCCTCGTTTTCCTCAATCAGTTTCCTCGTCTCTTCCGAAATCATGGCTTAACTTGTTATAGGTTTCACGAAAAGTCTTGTCGGTTAACATGAGCGATTCGAACTTGGCAATCGAGTGGTAGTAGTATTGTCTAGTCCTGCCCAGAATCTTGCAGGTCATGTGCCTGTTATCGTACGAGTCATCGGCTAGCTTTATGAACGCTGTCACGGCACGCAGGACGGGTAACTCGGCCCTTCCCCCCGCCATCGCTTCCATCGTTGTAGCCCCGAAGGCACGGCAACAAGCGTTGAGCAAGTCCATCATCTTGTCGTACATGGATGGTTGTTTCTCGTTCTCGCCGTACATTATGTCTCCCACGTCTTGCTTGAAGTCATCGAACAGTATCTTGAAGTTCCCCTTCGGGTGCTTCATCACGTCCTTGTACAGTAATTCTATCCTGTCATCCAGTTCCTTTATCATTTCAATCCACTTAACTCGTTCAACAAGTTTGAAAACTCTCTAGCGTACATCATGACGATCCTTTCCGGTTGATCTTTCGCCGCTTTTAACCATTCCTGTCCAAGCGTGTCGCACAGCTTGCAGAATAACAGGGTGGCGTTGTTCAATGCAACGTTGGCGTTGATACCAGCCTCGTTAACCTTTCCTTTCCCGCCCCCACCTCCACCACTGAAGGATGAAGGTGCTGCCGGGACGATCTTCACCTTGAAGCTGTCCGGCCTGTTCCCCGGTTCTATCGTGTAGTCAACCGTCTCGCCCACCTTGAAGGCGCAGTTGTTACCTTGTTTCGTCATGTTACCCCCAACGTCACCGTTCTCGAAACGGACGGTCCACGTGTGGAAAACACCTTGTTTACCTACCCAGTCTTGTCCTTGAACGACACTGGTCACTTTTGATTTCTTCTGTTCCATGTTAATAACCGAATGTTAGCTTGTCAATTAACTCTTGTAAATCTTCCGTCATGACTTCTCTTTTAAAAGTTCGACGTATTTCTTGTAGAAGATGCAGTCCTCGCACTCTTGTTCCTCGGAGCCGCACCCGCTTATCTCCTTGCTACAAAACGCCTTGAACACCCTCTTGACGTCTTCAACGCTAACGAACTCTTCCATTAGCTTATCTCCCCGTGCGATATGCAATACCCTTGTTCCATGAGGAATACAAGATACTCGTGTTCTTTCGGGGAGGGGGAACCCTCTTTCAGTAACACGTCCCTGCCCTTGGCAGCGTACCCGTGTCTTCTGAGGTACGCCATTGCCGTGTACCTCTTGTTGCGTGTTTTCTTGTCTACCCTTAATTTTAAACCTCTTTTACCCATTTGCTTAATCTTTAAAACGTTCAACGTGCCTTCCAGATTTCCCGACAAACTTCAATATAACCTCGGCGTGCAAGTCTTCTTTCGCCTTGAACTTCATCTCTTCCCACGACGACAGGGTGACGGGTACCCTTCGTTCCTTCTTCCCGTTAATCTCGATGTACCAGATGTTGTCGTTATCTATCTCCCGGTCTATCGTGTGATGATACTTGCTGTAAGTTGACACCGATCGTGGCGATTCGGGCTTCCTCACCCCCGGTCTCTTATATTCTTTTTGTTTCATTGGCTATCTTGCACTTGAAAGGACAGTTCTCGCAAGACGTCTCGTTGGGAGAAATCTGGTCCCACCCCTGCAAGACCAGCGTGTTGTAAACTATGGCCGCTTCTCTCGCCATGTCTTGACACAATCCCAGTCTCTCCGCCGTGCAATCGAACCTGTAATCCCTAGTGTTAACTATGCCTTCCTTGTCAGGTCTAAGATCGGCCACGATGTAGAACACTTGCGGGTCCTTCATGGCGGCGTTCCACCCGTTGTAGAATAACTCTGGATGTCTCCACTCGTTATACTTCCTAGTCTGGTGGTTTAACTTGAACGAGCGGATGATATGATGGTGCATCAATCCCCTCACCTTGTTCACGAACCTCGGGTCTCCCCAGCAAGATTCTGAACACTTGTCCGGGAAGGAGGGGGAGAAGTACGTGCTATCAACGTTACTTGTCAGGTACAGGATCAGGGAGGACAGTATCCCCTTGTAGTTACACGGGAAAACGTCAAGAGTGTCCTCGAACCATACCTTTATCCCGTTGAAATCGTTCACGTAAGATATTAAGGGCATGTTGGAGTTCACGTCGTTAACTATCGTCCCTCCCCTGAATAACACGGATTTCCAGAACCTTCCCCTCTCCAGTATTCGTATCTCGTTCGTTGACTTGTCCCCGTTAGATAATCGTTTCATCCTGCACTGGCTGCCATCACCTGTTATGATGGACTTGAAATAATCCTTCATGGCCATCACCTCCCCGTTATCGTGCAGGACTATGGTCTTGTCAAGCAATCCCCTTATCTTCTTGGGACAGGCACGATGCGTGCTTATGATCTGGTCGTCGCAAACGTGTATACCGAACTCCTTGAAGAGCCTAGGCGTCATTATCAACTGCTCCATGTCACTATTCCTCCTTGTTAAAGAAACCACAGTTCTTGCCCACTAGCTCGTAATACACGTCAGTTTTGTCACGTCTCTCGCTAGCGTTACAGAACGGGACCTTGACGCAGCAATGATCGTTATAACCGGAGATGGAGGGGAAGAACCTCATGTCACATCTCAAGCACTTGTCGATATGATCCGACTTGTTGTACCTCTTCACCTTGAAGAGTATGCCCTTGCGTTTAATCACGCTCCCCACCGGGACGTGAGAGTTCCTGTAAGCGCTTCTTAAAACGAAAAAAAGGAACACCAGCAAGGCAATGGCTATTACAATGAATATAGTTATCATGTTTTCCATTTAGTTTAATTATAATACAAATATACGTACTTTATTTTACAGGTGAAATGATATAGATAAATACTATAAACTACTTGATATCATCTACTAGATTTATCTTTACATGAGACAACTTGTAGTCAAGAATGTCCCATGCTGCCTGAATATCAGGTTCTTTCTCGAACACTAGTTCCACGTTATCGTGCTTGAAAGAATTAAGGAACATGGTGGCGTGTCGAGCTATATTGGATATGTAGTTACTTTTCATTACGTAGTGGCACCGGAATTGCTCGCTGACGTAATTGCTGAAATCCTCCTCCTTGATCTGGAAGTACGTTGCCATGCTAATGATCAACACGAGGAGGGCGAGGGTGGTTGTCTCGTTAGAGTCTTCTATCCTCTTGTCGAAGAATCTCTTGATAGAGTAGAAGAACACCGTGTAATCGTGTTTCATGTCATCGTACAGGTCATCTAGCTGGGTAGTCAGGAAATCCCTGTACTCCCTCCCCACCTCCATGTACCTGTGGTTTATCCACATCCGTATGTTTCTCTTTAACTCGTTACAATGGAACTTGTTTTTCTTCACGTGAAGGCCGCTTTTCTTGACGTGATCTTCCAGTTCCACGATGTAGTTTTCCATGATCTCGGCCAGAAAAGAAGTGAGGGTTAGATTGTAAACCCTCACGTTAATGTCTAGTTTCTCCTCGATCAGGGGGACTTTAATGAATGCCATACTCTGATAGCTCGTTCCAGAACATCTCCTTGTACGTGTCTGTTTTAGCGGCGAACCCGTCCCCGGAGAAATTGTAATAATGATGTAATTCCGTGACGTGAATCTTCTCTCCATCAACAGTCACGAACCCGTCCTGATCGCATAACACCGTTTTCACTGGAGCGTTGCTCTCTTTAGCTTCCTTGAGGGAGATGTAATCCTTTGGCCACACGAGAACCACGTCAAGGCCGTAGATATCCGTGTTGCCGTTTCTAAGGCACAGCACGGTAACGAGGTATCTCTGGTCCATCAAGAAGTTGGTTACCCCGAATTTCTTGTTGCTGACGTTCCAGAACATTATCCCGTCGGAGGTGGGTAGGAGGGTACTCGTTGACAAGTCCCACACCCGGAACATTAATTTTCTCATGATCATTATTTTAGAAGTTTAAACTTGTGTAAATGTACGAATTTTTCACTTCCCGTCCATGAGGTCATGGAGGAACTTGCGACCTTTCTCCGTCCACCGGGTCTGTATTTGTGTCCCCTGTTCCCCGTTAGCCATCATGTACGGGACGGACACGGTGTGAGTGTACCCGTTGCCTTGGTACTTGGCGTACAGTATCCACGCCCCTCCCTGCCTGTATTGAACGCCCATCTTCGCCAGTCTAGCGTTCAGGGTCTTGGCGGATAGACCGAACTCCTGCGCCATCTGGGTGGTGGTGTACGAGCTTTTGGATGACATCGCCTTGTCGAAATACTCTACCTTGGGGGCGGCCTCTTTTATCGTCTCCGTGAGCAACGTTTTCTCTTGCTCTAGCATCTCGATTCTTTGTTCCCTTCTCTTGATAGTCTCTTGGGCGATCATGACTGCTCTAGCCATTATCTCTTCCGGGGTATCATTGTTACTAGTAGACATATAACCGCCATTCTTTCTTATAGCTGGTAAAACTTCTGATGTTACCCATTTACGGAAAGGCTTAACACGTGGAGATGAACTTTGCAATATCACGTCATAGAATCCAGATTCAGTAACAAAGTTTGCCATTGAATTACCAGTTATACCCTCACTAGAATTTAGGGCGTGTAAATCAATTAATTGCACATCGTCTTTGTCTAGCCTGTTTTTAACTTCACTAGGATTTGTCAATTCTAAAACCTTGCACAAGTCTGCTAAGCAAAACAACGGTTGATCATTTGTCCCGGTTACTCTTATTTCACCGAAACTTTCATTCTTAAAAATCTCAATAGAATTCATAACGTTTAATTTTTGAACATAAAAAACTGCGCTACGTGTTGTTCAAGCCTTAAACGCAAAGCTCCGGTGTATTTCTACTTACCGACACGGCGCAGTATTATGTGATAAATAATATCTCTAATTATGGGTACAAAAAATGCCACGATGAGTGGCGGATCATACCGCGTCTAAGTTTGAACGCATCAAATATAATTGTTTCTTGTCAATTATCAAAATATATCAACTATTTGATTATCAGAATTACCATTTTTTCTGGTAATTGAAAATAGGTAACTATATATCTGATTACAATAATATTGTAAATACTTGATATTCTGAATTGTGAGATTTTCTCACAATTGAATATATGACATTGTGAATCAAGAATCCATATGATTTACAATGTATTGCGATGGTATCATGAGGATTTAAATATCCCCACCCCGGTTGCTTGCAATATGTACTTTTTAGGAAATAAATATTACCGGGGCGGGGGATCAACCTATTTTGCAAGAATGAAGTTTCATAAAACGGGGAGGATGTTACCCCTCCCCTCAACACTCAAAATTTGATACCATGCGTCCTACTTAAAGGAGTGGATGACCCCCGAACGAACGGGGGAGGGATAGAACTAAGAGTTATAAAACATTGTTATGTACACAGATTACAGAATAATATCCCTTGCCTCCGGCTCATCCTCCGGGTGTCTCACGACAACGCCGGAAACGACTTAAAAACTACAATACAAAAATGAATAATGAGTTAACTTTCACTCAAAGTTAATACTTTTATTTACCAATTCAAAGAACATAGCGATTCTTTACCGTGCATATACCCCCTCCAACCCCTAGAACCTTAACATGACCTCTAATATATATTACTATATATACTATACTAGATATATACTAACTATACTATATATAGTATAATACTACCATAACTATAATAGTATAGATGGTAGGAGGAGATGCAGGAAGGGAAGAACGAGTACCAGCATGGTTATGATGAATCTTATCACTGAAGACCATCGTGGCTTGATCCCGACCCTACCGTGAAAGGGAGGTTAGTATAATAGTCTCTCGACCATGCAGTGACCAAGTTGTCGTCGTCCGGCATTGCTTGGATTTCCCTAGGATCATCACCTTCAATTGGAACTTTTGGGCCGGCTTGAGTGATCAAGAGTGATTGCCCGGGGGAGAGGTGGTTCCAAAATAACTCTCGTTACTTCCCTCCTTGCCGGGCATTAAAAAAACCCGGCCTTGAACCAAGCCCTGTCAAGTACCGGGATTTTCTCCTATATATGGTTAGTAGGAAAAAGTTTCTCATTTCTCGTTACTCTATATGGCTTGGTGTAGTAACGATGCAAATATACGACTTAATCTTTAAAATCCAACTTTCGTTGTAAATCTTTTTCGTCCTCCCCCACCGCTTTTTCAACTTCTTCCTCGAATTCCTTGATGTCTTTCTTCTTGATGGTGGGATCGGCAACCCATTCAAGGGCGTAAAATCCCTTGTATTTCGGGTCGTTCACTGGTGTTAAATTGTACCTACCCACGTACTCGTTCTTGTCAATGTTGTTCATGGAGAACAGCTTTGAAGTGTTCACGTAGGCCGATCCCGATTTGCTCCGGTTTATCTTGAAAGAATCGTTATCTTTCACCGTGAACTTGAAATAAAGTCTCCCGTCATCTCCCATCCCGATGGTGATGCCGTCACGACCGGGGAAGTAATCCATCGTGTTCTTGTAAATACTTACCATCCCGTTACGGTATATACCAACGTACAGGTTTGATGGTATATTCTTGAAAATCTTGATGTTTAACATGATTCGCTTTCTTTTTGTTTGTTTATATTATCTATTAGTATCTCCACGAAAACTCGAGCTGGGGTGGAAAATGAGATGTGTTCGTGAAGGATTCGCAAGCAATATAGTTCACCCCCATCCCCCCGCGCATATCCTGATAACATCTGCCATCGCTTTTATAACCTCTAAATTCCTGAGATTTTCCATCGAGTTATATACAAAACAATGTTTCAGTTTTTCTATCTCATCTGGTTTCATAATTATCCGGTATTAAAAATTCAACTTTATTTTCCTCGCATATCTTGACGAAGTTTTCCTCTATCGTGAGGGAGGGGTTTGCCAGTTCGAGATTACTCGCCGTTATCGGCATCCCCCCCACCCTGTACTCGTACCATCCACGTAATGATGACTTGTACGATGAATCAACGCTGAAATGGGTCCTGGCGATGATACCTACCCATCCATCGTCAAGTAACTTCTTGAGTAACAGGTAGTCGTTACTCCAAGCGTACTCGGCTATCTTGTTTAATTCGATCACGGCCATGAT